GTAGTAGGTCCAGGCTTTTTTTATTTATATTAATTATCTGGAGGTGATACAGTGAAAAAGAGTAATACAACAGTAACAGAACAGGGAATAGAGGTATATGAGAATGATATATATAGGCTCGTGGATGAATATATAAACACTGTGTTACAAGTAACTCCTGAGGAATTTGATACACAGAAAGAATACAAAGCTACTGTTGCTGATAGTTTTGTAGATATGGTCTTTTATGTTCATGATAGAATACCAAAGCCAAGTAACGATGATATAGAGCTATTAGATAATATATTTAATATATTTGTTAGGATATGCAGCAAGTATAATGTATTGCCAACACTCGAAGTATTTAGTTTTCTGGTTGGTATTAACCGCTCAACGTTTAGTGATTGGATGCGCGGAGACTATAGAGCAAACTCATCGCATGGCACCACGGTCAAAAAATGGTTCGACATCTGCAAGAATTGCACAGTAAACAGACTAAACAATCAGCCCGGTACAAATGCCAACTTGATATTTATTGCCAAAGCAGCTTACGGCATGGCAGAAACCGCACCAGTGCAGACAGCGCAGCAGGACGGCATACCACACCAGACAGCACAGCAGATCGCGGACAAACACAGGGCAGCGCTGGAGCTTCCAGAGATGGAAAAGCCGGAGTTATAACAAGATATTGTTGTTTGTGACTTGAATATACAATATATAGTAATGTTCAATGTTCTTTTAGGGTACACCCATTTTGGACAGAGAGTAAAACAGAAATATTTGTGCAATATTACAACAGATTTGCATCTAAAGTACTTCCTTGATCACTGCCGCAGGCCTTTCAGAGTCAGCGTTAAGCCAGGGAAGCGGGAACCCATGGGGCGGCGGGCTTCCCTGGTAGCGTCCGGCATGGATACCGGGAGGGGGGTGTATACAAGCCCCAACACACGCCGAGTGAGTACTCCGAGTTCCCGAAAAATTAAAAAAGCCTCCTCTAACAGCAAGGCTTAAAAATTCCAAGAAAACAAAAAAAGAGTTCCCCATGGCAGAGATAGTGATTGCAACACAACAAGCCATAAGCCTCAATGGTTTCTCTGCCAGAAATCGGGCACAGCTCCTGATTTCTCCGCTACGGAGAGTTTAAATATGAGCAGAATAAACTTTAGCTGTTGCTTCAAGGATGGGAACTAATTAAGGCATAAAAAAAGAGAACCATCACGGTTCCCTTTTAAGATCATCAGTGTTGAATTGAATGACAACATCCGGGATTGCTTCAACAACAATTCGACAACCGAGAAATTCTAAAATAGAAATCATCTCGTCGGCAGATAATGTTTCTCTTGAAAATTTATTTGCCAGTGCTTGCGGAGAAGTGCCAAGATATTCAGCTACCTGAACATTTGTAACTTTTTTCATCTTCATTATTTGCTTGATTTTTTGAGATACCAAAATATCACCTCCTAATTACATAATAAACGCATACGTTGAAAAAATCAATTAAAATTCACTAAAGCGTGTATAAATCACTTGATATTACACACAATACAGTGTATAATTGACTTATAACGAAACGGAGGCGTGTATATATGAAAATAGGTTATGTGAGAGTATCAACAGTAGATCAGAATGAAGCAAGGCAGATTGAAGCTATGAAAACGGATGGAGTTGGTAAAATTTACATGGATAAGAAATCTGGTAAAGATTTTGACCGTCCCGAATATCAGAAAATGATTTCGGAGTTACAAAAAGGTGACGTGCTGGTGATTCATTCTATTGATCGGCTAGGAAGAAATTATGAAGAAATTATCAATGAATGGAGAAGGATTACCAAAGAGATCGGCGCGGACATTATCGTACAAGACATGCCATTACTTAATACCTGCCAGAGCAAAGACCTAACTGGTACGTTAATTTCAGATATTGTCCTTCAGTTACTTTCTTATGTGGCACAAAGAGAACGTGAAAACATTCGACAGCGCCAGAGAGAGGGCATAGAAATCGCAAAAGCTCAGGGCAAGTATAAAGGACGTGCCAAAAAAGAAATTGATAAGGAACTTTTTAAAAGCACAAAAACCAGATGGCAGAATGGAGAGATTACGAAAGTCCAATTTGCAGAAATCATGGGGATTTCAAGAGGTACCTTATATAAACTATTGGAGGACAATACGAATGATTGATTTTACAAATAAATCTGTTGTTACAGAAAATGATATCGAATCCGAACATTTATTAAAGAAAGCAGTCGCACAAGGATTTTCTTTACCAAAAGGCGAAAAAGTAATGGAACCATGTAGGTTTTTCCATTTTATCGGAAGCCCGTATAAACAGGTTATATCTCCCGAGAAGATAACACCGAGTGAGTTCGAACAAGCGGTTCGATATTCTGAATTATTTGGAGATGAAAAGGAAGATTTAAGAAAAATCGCTGACTTAGCTGCAAGATGGTGCAGAACATACGGATATGAACATTTAAGTGTTTATGCAAACGAAGAAATCGAAAACTATACTGGAAAAGGCATTGCAAAAACCGAAAATGGTACAGTGCAACGTGTTGATATTGAAATAAAGAAGCCACGAAAGATAACAATAGCTGAATTAGAAAAACATTTCGGATATCCTATTGAAATTGTAAGCTGAGGACACTGCCTATGAAAAAGAATAACCATCAGGGAGAATCAATCAGAATTCGGCTCACATATCAGTTAGAACAAAAGCTCATTGCCGAGAAGAATCAAACCGGCAAAAGCGTATCACAGATCACCCGTGAAGCATTGGAACAATACTTCCGAAAGAGGTAGTTAATATCTCAACCTCAAAAATTTTCCAAAAAATAAAAAAGGGGTTCAATATGACAGAAGAATACAGTGAGCGTTTCGACCAGCTTCGTAAGAACCGAGTTAAAACCAGCTTTTATAAATATGGTCCAGCGAAGAAAAACTTTCAGACCGGAAACGTACAGGCGCTTCCTACAATGGAACGGTGCATTGAAAAATATAATTCCACTGGGAATACAGAATACCTTGTGGACGCTGCAAATTACCTTATGTTTGAATTCATGTACCCACAACATCCAAACGCGCATTTCAAATCTACAGACAGCAAAGACAGCGCCGGGATAGTCGGAATCAGTGTAAAAGAAATGGAGGACTTGAAGAATGAACAGTATTGACCCAGTATATTACGCATATGTAATGGATGAAACAGCGATTTTCACAAGAGAAAAACCAGACCCTGGAAAAATTCAAGGATACGTGATATTTAAAGCAAATAAAGTCAAAGTTCTTTTGGGGAACGCGACGGCGTGTAAAGATCTGAATGGAGATGTGAAGATTGACCTTTCAAAACAGAAACTAACCGACGCAGTAGCCATTTTAAGGCACGAACTTCTTACACATGGAGAAGTTTACAATGGCTTCAAAGCAAGCCTTAAAACAGCAATTGAGAAGTATTGCACCTGCGGTTTACCATTTGAGCCAGAAGACGAAACCGCCGGTAAGATTCTTGATTTTATGATCGGAGAGGAACAGAAAGAATGATTCTTGCAAAATTTGTAGCAGCCATGTTAGATATTACATTTTTTACATTGGTTTTAGCATTTCTTATATCACAGGATGAAACCGAAAAGAAAAACAATCCAATAGCATCGGCAGTATTTATATTAATGGAAATATGTTTCGCAGTTAATGCAGTTGTGATTTTTAGATTATAAAGGAGGACGCAAGTAATGAAATTTAAAGAAGCATTTAAAGAAATGAAATCTGGAATTCCAGTGAAATTACCATCATGGGGAGGATATTGGTGGTGGGATGAAGAATCCCAGACAATCCTTATGTACACAAAAGATGGCGGCTGTCTGGATATAAGAGAAACACAGAATGTGGAGTATACGCTTCAGAATATTCTTTCTGATGAGTGGATTTATGCGAATGGCCAGAACTGCCCGATTCTTGGCGGAGAAGCAACATTCTCATTTGGAGAAGCGATTAAGTACCTGAAAAAAGGTATGAAAGTAGCGAGAAAAGGATGGAACGGAAAGAAACAGTACATTCAGCTTGCTACCGGGATTTCGTATAAGACTGCTGATAATAAAATCGTAAATTGCGAACATGATGCGATCGGAAATAAAGCCATTGCTTTTGTCGGAACATCTGGCGTACAGATGGGATGGATTGCATCTCAGGCAGATATGTTAGCAGATGATTGGATTTTTGCAGAATAAGAGGAGAACCCAATGTGGTTAGCATTCACAATACAAATTCCCCTGTTCACTATACTGATTGAACGGGTGAAAATACAAGAAAATCAGAAACCTGCCGTTCTCAGGTTAGGGAAAGCCTTTGAATCTGACAGGTCGAGGCATCCAGAGTAGCTTAGGTCTGCGTTGGTGAAACTCAATGGAATATAATATAATTTTTTCCCACCCATTGCAAAGTAACTGGCGCGGACTTAACAATATTAATAGCTATGATGCTTTCTAAAACCACCAGAATATATCACATTTCCGGGAACGCCAACCCGGAAATCAATGGGCTATCGCCAAGCGGTAAGGCTCAGCACTTTGACTGCTGAATTCGTGGGTTCGAATCCCACTAGCCTAGTTAGCTATATCATTGGCATGGTATAGCTCCTCTGAAATACCATCTATCCCATCAGGGGATGAATAAAGGGACTTCAAACGTCCCGGATGGTTTCCACATTTTGTGGAGCAGCGGACCCTTTGTTGCGACTGAGAGGGCAAGAATCGCAACAGCAGAGGAAGTTACTCTTGAACTGAACTAACCCTCTGCTTAGGAGACTTAGTTCAGTTGGCAGAACGGTCGGCTCATAACCGACAAGTCACAGGTTCAAGTCCTGTAGTTTCCATTTCTTCCATATGCTGTCTATCCGTTTTGTGGACAGAAAAAACTGTTGAATGAATGTATGTGGATTATTTTTATGAAAGGTGTGTAACGGCACAGCCTGTTCGATGAAGATAATTCCCCGTTCTACACAGTCTCCGAGTTAAATTGTTGTCAATAAGCGCGCATTGAGGACAGGAAGTTTTCAAGAGACATATAAAAGGTTTTGTTGTTATACACAAAGACATTAATATCCAAATCCGAAAACAACTCCGTGGGGCTGGCACGGCATAAAACAGCCTAGTGGAAAGCATAACACGATAAACATATTGCTAACCCGGAGTTTCCGGGTTATGTGGAATGTGCAGCTAGTGGAAAGCTGATAGGGACGAGTAACCTAGTCTCCGGTTCGATTCCGGGCGTTCCGCTTTAATCCGCTTAGAGTTAAGCTGTTTGTATACAGGCGGTCTATGCCTCAGGCGGATTTACGCATGAGCGTAAACGTACAACTCACTAGGCGTTTGCGTAAAAAACTTTTTAGAGAGATGAGACCACGGGCCGTGAGAAGTGATAGTCGGCAATTCTAAAAGAACCATCTAGTTCATGCGTTTTACGATGGAAAGGTTAATGCTTATCTGGATATTTTCATCCGGTCCGAAAGCATGTGATGTGGGAATCAACCCAGTTTCTTTTTAGAGAACTGTCCGTTACAGGCGGTATGGAATGTAGCTCAGTGGTAGAGCAATGGCATTGTAAGCTATGTGCCGCAGGTTCGATTCCTGCCTTTCCGATTCCGCATTGGTGGAGGAATAGGTAAACTCTATTGTGGTAGAGAGGTTGAAACCCACAGCTTAGACGACCTGAACGCTAGCAGTCTGATAGGTGCAAATCCTATCCCGGCGGACGGTACGACGCGACGTTAAACGCGCAAAGTTGAAAAGTGGCGGAACTATTGACGGTGGTAAATCCGATACAATAGAAAGGCAGACGCAGAGGATAGTACATCGTAATGGGTGAGTATGTGTCTTTGGACATGGGATGTACATGGAAGTTCGAATCTTCCCTTTTCAATTCCAATGAACTGCAATCATTGGAATTTTTCTCTTACTTCGTTCGGTTCCAGTGTTTCTCGTTGGGAGATTTATGCCGTTCAAGTCGGCACACTGGACTTTTTTAAATTTAAAAGCAGGAGGATGAACGTTGAAAGAAAAAACCGGAATATTATATATAGCCGTAAACCATGAGGATTCCGAGTGGTTTTTGCATACATTAAAAAGTAGATTATTTGATTCTACAAATGCGATATTAAACCGCAATGTTATGACATTAGAAACAAATAATTACATTGTCGAAACAATCACTTTATTTAATCACATATGGGATAGCCGATCATATCCGGCAGAAGCGTTTTTACTTAGTAGTAAGCCTTTTGAAACACAAATACCAAGAATCAAAATTCTGTCAAATGAATTTTCAAGAATAGAAACCAAATTAGCTATTAATGCAAAAGAAATCGACATGGAACAGCTTGTACATGCGCTAAATCATGATATTGTTCCGTATACGGAAAATCGTAGCATATGGGAGAGAAATTTAAAATGCAAGTAGCAGGAAAAGAAATTAAAGACGAATGTTCTAAATGCGGAAACATCCTTGAATGTGAGTTGTTCCGTCAGGGACATGGAATAAAGCAGGAACGTGAGAATATAGCAAAGATGATCGAATGCCAGATGAAGCACAGGGAGGAAAGAGAGAAATGAACGAACTGAAAGTATTGAATGAGCAGGAAGTATTGGGAAAACAGTTTCGCGTTTACGGAACAGCAGAAGAACCGTTGTTTGTGGCCAATGATGTAGCCGATTGGATTGAACATAGCAACGTAACGGAAATGCTTAGGGGCATTGACGATGATGAAAAGCTGGTCTCAACAATTCTTAGGTCAGGTCAGAACAGGCAAATGAATATGCTTACCGAGAATGGACTTTATGAAGTCCTGATGCAGTCAAGAAAGCCAATCGCAAAACAGTTTAAGAAAGAAGTTAAAGAGATTCTGAAGACTATCCGCAAGCATGGTATATATGCTACGGACAATGTAATTGATAACATTCTCAACAATCCCGACTTTGGAATTGAACTTCTAACCAAATTAAAAGAGGAACGTGCCGCCAGAGTGGAAGCTGAAAGAAAGAACGCTATTCTGATGCACGTCAACAAAACTTATACCATTACTGAGATTGCTAAGGAACTGGGACTGAAATCAGCAATGCAGCTAAACCGGATTCTGGAAGATAAAAAGATTCAGTATCAGGTCAATGGTACATGGGTGATGTTTTCGCAGTATAGCAATTGTGGGTACGAAGAAATCAAACAGGAAGTTCTGGATTCTGGAAGAGTAATCTATCACAGGCGAATCACACAGATTGGACGAGAGTTTATTCTTGAGTTGTTCGAGAAGACAGCTTGATTGATAAAGGAGGATTGCCATGATTAAGATTTTGAAACCTGGTACATTAAAAGAAGCAACTTGTAACAAATGCGGTGCAGTATTGAGCTATGACGAGTCCGAAGATGTGAAAGATGAAAATATAGAGAATCATTTTGCTACAAATATGCCATCTGGATTCGGATACAAGAGAAAATACATCATTTGCCCGCAGTGTAAGAATAAAATCATTTTAAGTTCGACCAGATAGGGACATATTCGCTTATGAGAATTAATTATTCAGGTACCGATATTGGATTTTTTGATACTGTATATAATCTTGAGGGAGAATGCCATCGAATGAACATCCCGACCAGATTTTATCCAGACAAGCATGTGCTTCTGGCAGGAAACACTGTTTTATTTCATAAAAATCCAGAATGTTCGGATTACATCGGAGATAACTACGAAACAATTTTCACCTTAGTAAGAAAGGATAACGGGAAATGAGCATTAAAACAGCACTTGAATCAGAAGGAGTCGACTTCTCTGAATATATGAATATGCCTGAGCCATGGGACGGCTCAGCACAAATCAAAACAGTAAACGGAGAGAAATGGGTATCGTGCCCTTATTGTGGAAAGAGAGCGTTGAAAATACTTCCTACTACAAAAATTTATCGGATGCCGTACAAATGCAAGGGAAGCAATTGTAAGAAAGAGTTCATGGTGAATGTATGAATAAAAAAAGAATCAAATGCTTTCTAACGGGAGGATGTAAATTCAAAAGTTCAGATACAGAATCAAAATGTGACGATAAAGAAAAGACTTGCACCATTACGGAAACTTGCTACAAATGTGGAAAAAAGTATACAGCCATATTTACTTATAAACAGTTAGGAATTCCAGATTGGAGGTGATTGAATGAAGCTACCAGAATGCGACCACGATTTTGAAGAATGCGAGATATTTAATCCGTATAATTATAATTTAAAGGAATTCAAATTACGCGATTCCAATCAACGTTTCCACCCGTATTATTGCAAAAAGTGTGGAATACTTATCTTAAAAAGAGCAACTAATAACGCACGAGAAATAGACAAATTTTTATGGGAGGATGAATTATGAAAAACACATGGAAAGTATTATTAATTTTGTTTGCAGGAATTTTAGCAATTGCAATATTCGGAATCTTTGGAGTGCAGAGTTTCCAGAATCATGCGATATCATTGGAAGAGCAGGTGGAATCGGCATCTTCGGATATCAAGATACAGGAGAAGCGTAGAGTTGATCTGGTATATAATCTTGCAGATTGTGTGAAGCAATACGATAAGCACGAAAGCGAAACACTAAAATCTATTGTTTCAGGAAGAACTTCTGGTTCGAATGATATTGAGAATGTTACTACTGCAATTTCAGCTGTGAGTGAAGCGTATCCAGAGTTGAAATCTTCTGATAACTATAAGCAACTTATGACAGAACTTTCCTTGACAGAGAATCTTATTGCAGAATACAGGGAGAATTACAATAAATCAGTCAAAGCATATCGAAAATATGTGAAAGCATTTCCGCAGAGATCATTCTTAAATATGCTCGGATATGATAAAAAAGAATTTGAATTGCTTGATTTCGGCGCACCAGAATCGGCACCGCAGAATCTGTTTGAGGAATAGAGATATGAAGACGAAAAGAGGTTGGGATTTTGGAAGTTTTGAGGTTACTAAGAGAGAAATTATTGCTAGTATTTCAATCATTGCAGTAATGCTTCTTATAGGAACAGTGATTTCTTCCAAAATATCTGACTGGCAGATAAATCAAAATGATAAATACAATAAAGCTGTAAAAATTCAATCCACAGATTTGTTTCAGTATGGAATGGAGACTAACGTCGGTAATGCTTTTGTATATGGAGATTTAAAAGCTGTCGATACAGTCACTTACTCTGAGATTGGTGGCAAATACATATACGTTAAAAAAGTGAAGGAAAAGTACACACTGCACACCAGAAGAGTAGCACATAAATCTGGAAAAAGTACTTATTACACCACCGAAACTTATTGGACTTGGGATTATGCAGGAAAAGAAAGCAAGACAGCTAAGAAAATAAACTTCTGCGGAATTAATTTTAAAAGCAATAAAATCGTTCTTCCAGATGACGAGTACATTGATACAGTAAAAGAGTCCAGTTATATCAGATACAAGTACTACGGAGTTGGAACGAAGTACAAAGGAACAATTTTTACGTCACTAAAAGACAAAACAATCAGTGATAAGACTAAATTTTACAACAACCAAAATATCGAAGAAACAGTAAAACTCTTAGAAACCGGAGTATGGTTAATTTTATTTCGTGTTTTATGGGCTATCTTGACAGGAACGGTTGTTTTTGGATTTTATTATTTAGATAATGATTGGTTAGAATGAACAGTCAAAGAGCCACATGAGAGCCAGACTAAATCCTAAGAAGAAAGGAGGTCTGGCTCTATTTTTATGCAAAAATTCACAGAAGGTTCGCTTGAATGGTATCGGGCAATCCTAAATCAAATCATCAATGACGATATGACGGTATATCAAAACCAGAAAGATTGCCTTGATCTGCTGTTAAATATGAATATTGACCTTCCTTTCAAGGATAATCCAGATGCGCAACAGATGGGAATAAAGGTAAGTCAATATGCACACAATATCGCAGAAAGGCAAGCTGCTATTACTGGAAGTGGAGATTTTGACGATATTTACTGGAAATATTTACTGTTGGAAGCACAGAACTATCAAGTTGACAGTGGATTGCTTTACCTTGAAAAGAATCGAATTCCAAAAGAACGATTTTATGAACCACGAAGAAATGTGTTTTTGCAGCATAATATTATAAGTTCGTTGCAAGACCTGATGGACGATAAGCTTGATATATTTGCATTGAGCGTACCTCCTGGCTGTGGCAAATCGACTCTTGAAGATTTCTTTCTTTCACTTGTTGGCGGGTGGTTCCCCAATGATTTTAATTTATCATCTGCACATAGTAGTATTTTGACTCGCTCTCTCTATGATGGAGTATTGGAGATTATCAACGACCCTGTTGAATATACATGGCATGAGATTTTTCCGAATGTAGAAATACAGGGAACAAATGCAAAGGAAACTACGGTCAATCTCGAAAGAAACGGACGATTTAAGACTTGGACGTTCAGATCCATTGATGGTTCATTGACAGGAGCTACCCGTTGTAACAGATTTCTTACCGCCGATGACCTTGTGTCTGGCATCGAAGAAGCACTGAACAAGAATCGACTGGACACCTTATGGACAAAAGTAGTAAATGACTTGCGTTCCCGTAGACTTGAAGGGTGCAAAGAGTTTTACATTGCTACCAGATGGTCAGTGCATGACCCTATCGGAAAGCTACAGCAGCTATACGCCGGAAATCCTAGAGCAAGGTTTATAGCAGTACCGGCACTTGACGAGAATGGCAAAAGCAATTTTTTATTCACAGTAAATGGATTCTCTGAGAAATATTTCAATGATGCTAAAGAGTCCATGGACGAAATCTCTTATAACTGTCTTTATCAGCAACAACCGGTAGAACGTGAAGGATTGCTACTTCCACCAGATAAGCTAAAAAGATTTTTCTTCGACAGAGAAGACGTGCCCGATGGATGCACGGACGAATACACAATTATACCAGACAGAGAAGCAGATGCGATATGGGCAGTATGCGATACAAAAGACAAAGGAACCGACTTTGAATCATTACCGATTGCATATCAATATGGCGATAAATTCTTTATTGTAGACGCCGTATTCGATGATACCACAGATTACGATATTTTGGACAGAAAGACCGCAGACATACTGACTAAACACAACCCACATATGATTCGCTTTGAATCAAATAACGTCGGAAATCGTGTCGCTCATGACGTCCAAAAACTCATTGATGGGAAATGCCGAGCAGAAATAGAAACCAGACCTACTCAGGCAAACAAAGAGACGAAAATCCTTGTCAATTCAAATTATATTGTGAATCATTTTTATTTTTTACATCCAAGCCAGTATAAACCGAAGTCTGATTATGGGCTATTTATGGGGAATGTAACCACATATACCACAAGGGCAAAAGTAGCACATGATGATGGTCCTGACAGCTTGGCTATGATGTCGGAATACGTTCAAAATCCGTTGGGCGGTAAAGCTAAAGCGATGCACAATCCATTTTGGGGAAGGAGATAATATGGACACAAGAGAATATTTGAATCAAATCCAAAGATATGATAAAATCAGAAGAAACAAGCTCGAAGAGCTTGAATATCTTGAGTCTCTTGCACAAGGGATAAAATCTTTTTCATATGATTCTGAAAGAGTCCAGACATCCGGACCATGCGACAAAATTGGAGAAACAGTAGCTAAAATCGTAGATTTAAAAAATGATATTATCGAAACTACAAATAAGTGTCTGGAAGTTCGCATTGAAGTTACTAAAACAATTGATTCCGTGACTAACTCTGTTTTTTATGATATTCTTTTTAAAAGATATGCAGAAGGAAAGTCACTTGATGTAATTGCCGATGAAGTAGGTTATTCATATCAGAGGACTAAAGAACTTCATTTGTCCGCAATAGCAGCGGTGAAAAAAATAAAAGGGTTCGAATCTTAACTCCATACTGAAACATACTTAAAAACGTTGTATAATATAAAATGTAATAATGTAGCACTGGGGAAACTCAGTGCTTTTTTCATGCAGAAAAATAGGAGGATAGGCAGTGGGGAGAAACAAAATAAACTTTGTTGACCTATGCCAAGGAGAGTTTGGCAGAAAGATTGCCTATACTGGCGTAGACCAGATTACTCCCCAGAATGTGGCACAGGTTCTTTCTGATACAATTGGAATCCACAACAGGAACAGAACCTTGATAGATTATCTATACAGATATTACAAAGGCGACCAGCCGATTCTATATCGTGAGAAACTTGTTCGGCCTGAGGTTAATAACAAAGTTGTCGAAAATCATGCTCTTGAAACAGTAAAATTCAAGGCCGGACAGATATATGGAGAACCTATTCAGTATGTCTGCAAAAAGAAAAAAGCGAGTGAAAAAATAAATGAACAAGTTGACCGGCTCAATGATTATCTGGATGAAGCCAACGCAGATGCCAGAAACATTCAGCTGGGGATATACCAGAGTGCAGTAGGAACTGCATATAAAGCAATCCTGAGAGAGGATGAATGGACAAAGGATGGAGACTTACTGCCTTTTAGAATATTTATCCCATCACCGCAGGATGTATATATTGTTTATTCAAGCGTTACTGGCAAACCAGTGCTTTCCGTCCAGATTTTAAAAGACGAGGACAATCAGCAGTATTACCAGTGTTATTCTTCCAGACAGTATTTCAAAATTCAAAATGGAGCGGTAACAGAATCTGGAATCAATGGTTTTGGTGGTATTCCTATCATTGAATATCCGAATAATCACGACAGACTTTCCGACATTGAAATTGCGATTACAATGTACGACGCAATCAACAAATATCAATCTGACAGACTGAATGGGGTTGAACAGTTCGTGCAAGCCCTGATGAAATTTAAAAACTGTGAGATTGATGAAGCAGAGTTCGTAAAGATGGTTAAACTAGGTGCGGTATCGGTAAAAGATGTTGGAAACGGAACACAATCAGACGTTGATTTAATGACCGCCGAACTAAACCAGTCAGAGAGCCAGGTTGCAAAAGACGACATTTACAATAATATGCTGATTGTCGAAGCAATGCCAAACCGACAAAGCAATACCGGTGGAGATACAGGCAATGCAGTATATCTAAGGAATGGTTGGGATTTCGCTGAACGCGATGCAAAGCTAGTAGAAGCATTCACAAAAGAATCCGAAAAGGCATCTGCCAGAATCATTTTGAATATCATTCGAAAAACATCAATGGATGTAAATATTTCAACCAGAGATTTCGATGTAAAAATCACCAGAAACCCGACTGATAATATGCTTGTTAAAGCGCAAGCACTTGATTATCTGTTTAAAAATAAAATTCATCCGCTTATTGCGTTGATTACTTGCGGATTATTTAGTGATCCGCAAAAAGTATATGAAATGAGTTTACCATATCTTGGAACCATTTACCCGGAATTGGCAGACCCGGACTCAGAACTGCAAAAAGCGCAAGATTTGCTGAATGGCTTTAATTTTAATAAGGACGTGATTGCAGAATGAACGTTTCATCATACGATGAATTAAATATCAGACCCAACAATCACAGAAGTGAACCGTATAAAGAATATTTCAGTAAAATGTCAATATCAGACAAAGAAAAGCAAGAAAGGATAGCTTTTTCCGAACAAATGGAAGAAGTTGTCCTTTATATTTTGGCACTGATAGAAACAACCATAGAAAGTGGAGAAACAAAACGAGAATACATCCAAACTCAATTTTATGACAAATATCTGGATGTAATTGCTTCGTATATGTTTATAGATACATATATCAAGCAATATGCTACTGATATAACAAAGCAAATTATTGATATAACATTCGAAAGACTTTCTTCTGAAGATAAAAGCATTACTGATGCTTATTACCTGTCAAATGACCGGGCAATGTTTATTTCAGAATGCGAAGCTAATTCGATACTGAATTACAGACAGTATTCAAAAGCTGTGAAATCAGGAAAGACAAAAAAGAAATGGATTGACGTAGGAGACAAAAGAGAACGAAAGACGCACCTCGAAGTTGGAGGAACCACGCTCCCGATTGGCGAACCGTTCTCAGTTGGAGATAGCTTGCTACAATTTCCAAAAGATACCTCATTAGGAGCTTCGGCAGACGAGATTGTGAATTGCCGGTGCTCAATTCAATACAGTTAATTTAGAGACGAGTAAAATCGTCTCTTTTTTATTAAAAACATGCAACCCGACAGCGTGAACATGGGAGACACCTTGAGCTGAGCGAACAGCGTAAAAAAGCGTATTGGTGACAGGAGATTTCAATGACAAGAGAAGATGTAAAGAAGATTTTTCCAGATGCAACCGATGACCAGATTACTTCTTTTCTGAATCAGTCAAATTCTGATGTGGCTAAAGAGAAAGCAAAAGCCCAGAAAGTAAAAGAACAGGCTGATAAAGCAGAAGCATTGGAAAAAGAACTGGAAGAATTAAAAAAACAGAACATGACTGAAGCTGAGAAAGCAGAACTGGAACGTCAGAAAGAAAAAGCTGCAAACGAAAAAAGAATTTCTGACCTTGAATCTGCACTTGCAATTTCCCAGAAAGAAGCTCTGACAGGCAAAATTACTTCTATTTTTGCAAACGCAGGAATGAAAGGAGATGCCTATGCGGGAGCAATCAAAGCATTTTCAAATATGAATGCGGAGGATGCTCTTAAAGAAGCCCAGACATTTGTCGATGGAATTTCCGTAGAAAATAAAAACGCTCTTGATACCGCAAAAGCAGCTTGGGAGAAAGAAGCACTTGAAAATACACCTAATCCCGGTTGCGGTAAATCTGGTGGAGAACCAGAAAAGAAAAGCGAAGCATCTGAATACGCAAAAGCGTACTCAGCAAAAATGTGTCCAGAAAATAAACCGGCAGATGATAATGCCCCAGTAAATATTTAAGTAAAGGAGATTTAGATTATGGCTTTTATGAAAACAGAGCAGTACGAATCCACACCTAACATCCTCGAATCCGAGGTAGGACTTGTACTTAAAACCTATACAGCAGAACAGACAAATGCTGAAACCGTTGGAACCAAGAAGATTATCAAAGCAGGTTCTGTATATCCGACAAACGCAACTGGTGCTAAAGGTATTGTGTTTGAAGATGTTGATATGACGGACGATACAAAACGACCGATTTCCGTAATTGTTGCAGGACGCGTTCTTGAAAAAAGACTTCCGGTAACAGTAGAAACCACTGCAAAAACAGAGCTTGAAAAAGCAGGTATCATTTTTGTGACTACTACAGACCCAGAATTTTAAGGAGGTATAGCAGATGCCATTTAATATTTTAGAATCAATCACACAGGAAGAAAGACTTAACTTTTCTCAGAATTTCAGTGTTAAAAGGCCAGGTATCCTTGACACTATTTTCCCTGATGTCAAAACCCAGTATCTGAAAGCTGAATACTATAGACTGATGGCCGGACAGAGACTTCCGGAGGTAGCATTCGTTCACGCTCTTGATACCGAAGCGGAAATTGGTTCCAGACCGGGCTTCGAAAAAGTCCTGACTGAAAAGCTCTTTATTAAGAGAAAAATCAATCAGTCTGAGAGATTACAGCAGGCGATTGAAAACGGCGTGCCGGATGATGAGAACTTAAAGAAGTTTGTATTTGATGATGCAGCCAACCTGTTTGAAGGTGTTGTTGCCAGAGCGAATGTCATGAAAGGCCAGTTCCTTTCTACTGGCGCAGTAAAAGTCAAAGAGAACAATGTGGATATGAGCATTGATTATGGTGTTCCGTCCGATGCAAAAGTGACAATGACAGACTGGTCTAAACCAGATGCAGATATCATGGGCGATATTCAGAAGATGGTCGCTGTCGCAGAAGACAATGGTTTTGTGGTAAACAAAGCCCTAACATCACTTAAAATGATTAACTACATGAGAAACAACACTGCAATGCAGACAGCAGTCTTAGGAGCAGCTAACAAACGTCTTCTGACCAAACAGGAACTCGCTAATCTGCTTATGCAGGAATACGGAATCACAATTGATCGTTGCGACGAGAAATTCAAATTCAGAAAAGCGGATGGTTCTCTCAAAACAGGAAGATACTTCAAAGAAGATGTATTCACACTGTATGAAGCAGAGCCGAACGGTTCATTTGGTACTGGACTCTGGGGCGTAACACCAGAGGAACTTGAATACAGACAGTTTATTCAGGAAGAGAATCGTTCTTTCGTAACACTGTCCATGTGGGCTACACAAGACCCAGTTGCAGTTTGGACTAAAGCATCAGGTATGTTTGTTCCAGTAGCAGCAAAAGCTAATGGCGGTATCGTAATCGGTACCAAAGCGGGGGAATAAACGGGCATAGTCTCGACGAGAACAGCCAGTCACCATCTGTAGCAAGTAAACGCAAGTATACAGAAAGCGAGCTGTCAAGCATGACAGTAGTTCAACTGAAACAGCTCGCAAGTGACAATGGCTATGCCCTGACATCGACAAACAAGGCTGGTATTATCTCAGAAATTTTATCTCAGCAAGGGTAGGTGATCTTAAATGGACGAACGGCTTGTAAATGATCTGAAAGAGTATCTATCCGATGATGCGGAAACTGACGGTATGATTTCTTTGTCTGTGAAGCGTGCAATTCGTTCATTTAAAAAGAAGCGCAACTATCCGTCTGGATATACAGATGAAAAAATCAATACCGATATGGAATACTGTTATGATTGCATATTTGATCTGGCTCTCTATTTCCTTGTGAAACAGGGGGCCGAGTTCCAAGAATCGCACTCTGAAAATTCAGTAAGTCGAAACTGGGAATCCGAAACGGAAATATATATCAATCATGGCGTTTTTCCGTTTGCAGGAAGTTTAATTTAATAAGATGGTTGGGTCACGTGGCACAGTATTTTTGTCCTCCCGGAGTGCCGCTGGGTTGCTTATATTCAGTAGGGAAAAGCAAATGTTAAGGGAGTGAAGAAAGGAACTGGCGATGGGATGTGAACATGAATGTTTTAATGAACACCGCATAGAAGAATTAGAGAATAGTCTTCGGCAGATGCAAGAGAGACAATCCGACCGCCATAAAGAGTTTTATGAGCGTATCGGGGAACTGGAAAGAAAGACAGCATTAAGTGAGAATGACTTGAACCATATCAAGTCAACTGTGGATGAGATGAATAACAATATAAAGACTCTCATGGCAGTCCCAGGAAAGCGCTATGATACAATTATTGTATGTGTTATTACGGCAATTGTCGGCGCGGTTATCGGATTTATGTTAAACGGCATTCTTCCAGTTTGATTCCACTTGTAAGGGAGGACGGTGGAAATATGAATTATACAGACTTTTCAGAAGATGAAAGAAAATTTTATTTAAAAGAAGCAGGCTTCGATTCCAGAGAAGAAAAACTGTTTCGATTACGGGCTTATGGCGAAAAGACACTATGGGAAGCATCTGAACTTATGGGGTATAGTCCGAGAACCATAGACCGAATTAACAAAAGAATAAAGAAGAAAATTTCAAAAGTTGCCCCGATGTACTGTCGGGGCTTTTCTTTGCATTATGGCGAAAACGTGGCGAAATAGTGACGTTCAAAATTAAAGTTCCTTCCTATATAATATAATCATAGGAGAAAACACTATGATTACGTTAAATAACCCTTATGAGGGTATATGGGAAAAGCATCGTTCTATAGATGATATGGATATGATTCTTGAATCCCGGACAGGAGGAACAGATTATGGCAGGTTATCCGTATTATCCGCAACAACCAATAATAAACAATCCATACGGACAGATACAGCCGTATCAGGACAGGCTGGCTCAACTGCAAAATAATTATCAGCAGTCAATGCCTTATGGTCAAATACAGATGCAACAGTTACAGCCGGTTCCACAATCACCTATGCTTCAAGGACAGATGGTGGATGGGATTGATACTGTAAAGGCTAAAGATGTGGATATGTCCGGTAATCCTGTTTACTATCCAAAAACAGACGGAACTGAAATTTACAGAAAACAACTTCAATCCGATGGAAGGAGCAGGATTTTTGTTTACCGACTCGTAAATCCAGATGAACAGCAATCTAAGCAAGATGAAAAGCAGATTGACATTGAAGCAATGTTTAATCAGCTTAGGAATGATGTTTGTTCGGAGATTTCTGAAATAAAGAATATGTTTCCGACGCAGATGTCGGGGACATCGGAACCTAAGCAGAACGGAGGTAGGCAGAGATGACATTCAATCCAAACGCCATGATGAAAAAGCAATTTGAGAAAATGATTTCTCAGAGGTTCGGAAGTGTGGATAACATGATGAACGATATGAGCAAATTTGCAGGAAACAATCCAACATTGAAAAATGCCTTGGATTTATATAAAAAAGGTGATGCAGACCAGCTACATCAAATACAACAAAATGTATTCAATGAAAAACATTTATCTCCAGATGGAATTATCCAGAAATTCCTTGGATTATAACACTTCCCCATAATTGGGTGATTTGAAATCGCTACAATTTGGGAGATCAGCCGCGGATGTCTCCTATTGTAAATAATATTTAAGGAGACTAAAAACATGATGAATGGTTCTAATTACAGTCTTAGCGACATTGCAGCTGCTACAGGCTCTAATAACCGTGCCAACGACATGTGGGGCGGTGATGGTTTTTCACTTATTTGGCTCGTACTGATCTTCGCAATCTTTGGATGGGGAGGTTTCGGCGGCTGGGGCGGTGGCTTCGGCGGTAATGGTGCGAACGGTTCCGGCTTCCAAGGATGGGCTACACGTGCCGATATCAACGAGGGCTTCGCTCTTAACGATATCCAGAACGGTATCAGAGGTATTCAGCAGGGTATCTGTGACAGCACATATGCACTCAACAATACCATGCAGAGTGGTTTCAACGGCATGAACGTTGGAATGCTTCAGGGCTTCAATGGCGTTCAGCAGGCGATCAATGCTGATACTGTAGCCGGTATGCAGAATACCAACGCATTACAGTCTCAGTTAGCAAACTGTTGCTGTGAAACAAGAGAAGCTATACAGGGTATCAACTACAACCTTGCTACCAACACTTGTGCTCTCCAGAACACAATGAACAACAACACCAGAGATCTTCTGGAAAACCAGAACAGCAACACAAGAGCAATCCTTGATTTCCTGACTAACGATAAGCTTGCAACATTACAGGCAGAGAACTCTGATCTGAAACGTGCTGCATCTCAGGATCGTCAGTCCGCATTGCTTACAACTGCTATGGCTTCACAGACTCAGCAGTTAATCAATGCAATTAATCCGGCGGCTATTCCGGCATATGTTGTTCCGAATCCGAATACCTATTACGGCGGATGCGGATGCAACAGTGGATGCTGCTAAGTAACTCACCCTTAGAGGTTGACTAATTCTAAGAGGTGGGTTATGGCTCACCTCTTATTTTGATTGAGAGGTATAAAATATGAGTTGTAAAAGTGTTTGTAAGCTCTGCAACCATCTTGTAATCAGCCAAGCCGTTGCGTTTACAGGAGGCAATCTTGTAATCACACTTCCGGCAGGCAGTTACAACAATGGAGAGAAATATTGTATTGTTGTTGCGCAAAGCATACCGGAAGCCACTACAATTACTGCCCCGGTAATGATTCAGATAGGAACAGGAACAACTTTATATCCGCTAGAGAATCGTTGCTGCGCACAGGTTACGGCTTGCGGAATAAGAACCAGAACGAAGTATGCAACCAGAGTAGCTACAAGCGTAAATGGCGGAGTATTCAAGATGTTAGGAAATCCGGCTTGTAGTCCGAGTAATAATTTAACAGCAATTAATGGTACAGCCCCAACGACAGATGCACCTGTTACACAGGCTGTTAGAAAGGGGGAACTGTAATGCATAAAGTTGCAATGGAAATGGGCAAATGGGCTATGGAGAAAGCTAAAGCACATGGCTTTGATAACCTCAGTGCCCAAGACTGGGACGATCTGAAAGATTGCATGGAAGCCGTAAAGTGTGCGATTTGCGCAGATAAAGATTACAGAATCGTAGAAGCTATGGACGAATGCGAACAGGAAGAGAAGTATCTTGGACGCATGGGATATGACAGGTATCGCTATTCTAATGGCAGATTTGCCCCGAAAGGCAGAGGAAGTCGCATGGGATATATGCCATATCTTCATATGCAGGATGATGACTGGATAAGCGAATATCCGAACAATCCAGAGTTTGACCAGAACTTGTACCGCATGGGTTATCATCCAGACCGTAGTGATATGAGAATGGATGGAATGAACCATAAGCAGTCCAGATATGGCGAAACCTACGACAGATACAGTGAGAATCGCAGACATTACCATGATTCCAAAGACGCTGAATCCAAGAGAAAAATGGATGATTCCATGAAAGAGTATACAGAAGATATCATCCGCAATATGAAAGAAATGTGGGATGATGCAGACGCATCAATCAGACAGCAGATGAAGACTGACTTAACACGTTTCATACAGCAGATGAATTGAATATGAAATGAGCTTTGCCCTTGTTACAGGAATGTAGCAGGGGCTTTTTAGTTGAGAAAAGGATGGTGATAAGCCATGCTAAGACAATTTTACATGAACGGCGACCTATGGAGAGTGCAGTTTGTATCTCCGCACGACAGCGTGTTAATTGATCGTACAGGCAATAGAACGCTTGGAGTATCGGATTATTCCACCCGTATTATTTCAATCGCAAATAACCTGTATGGAGAACTTCTGAACCGTGTATTTATTCATGAGCTAGGGCATTGTGTGATGTTCAGCTATGGTCTATTACCAGAACTTCATCGCATGGTCAAGAAACGGTATTGGGTGGATGCAGAAGAATGGTGTTGCAATCTTCTGGCCGACTATTCTTGCTTCGTGATTGGCACGGCCAGAGATATCTTAGGAAACCAGTTCACATATGTGGCTCCTATCGGGGCAGAAAGGATGATTGCATAGATGGCAAAAGCAGAAAACACAATTATTTTTGATGGCATTCAGTACAATCCCGGTGATGAATTGCCGGATTTAGGCAGTTGGGTATGTACAGATGCAAGAGGTATGGTTCGTGATTACGAGGGACTTTCAAAAGACGTGTCAAAGCTCCCGCATTATGTAGAGAGTGGTTCTTCGGCGCTGTGCCTTGATACTTCTGAATTATACGAATATCACAAACCTACCGATACATGGTACAAACTGTAAAGGAGAAGCGCATATGGCATTAACAGCAAAGAAAGTATATGCAATATTAAAACGCCAGATTTCCGATATGGAAGCAAAATTAAATAGCCCTGTAAGATACAGAGGTACAGTTGCGACTGCTGATTTGCTTCCATTAAATCCAGACATTGGCGATATGTACAATATCGAGTCTAAGTCGGTCTACGGCGAAGCAGGAATGAATGTGGCATGGAACGGCGTAGTTTGGGACACCATGGGCGCTCCAATTGATATGTCACTGTATTTCACAAAAGAAGAAGCAGAGGCGGTAATACAAAGATTAGTTACGGAATATTTTGAAAAGAATCCGGTCAAGCCCGGAGCCACCACAGAACAGGCACAGCAGATCGAGCAGAACAAGGTGGATATTGCTTCACTGAAAACGGAAACTAGTTCACTAAAGGAAGATTTAGTTGAATTAGGCAATAAAACATTGCATGAAGAATATGCTGATTTATTACACGGGAAAGAACCAAAAGAAAGCTGGTATATAGACGCATCAAATGGAACTGGGAGAACATTGGCACAATTTTTTTCTTATATAGATATTGATGTGTCTGAATATATAGGGAAAAAATTATATCCATATACATCACATAAGGGTACAACTGTTTATCACTCATCGAGGAGTGTTGTTTTTTATGATGAAAGCGGCGCATTTATTTCAGGAACTGGTGTTAGCAGTAATAATCCAATAAATGGAATCGAAGTTCCTAAAAAATCAAAAACTGCATCCATATGTTTTAATTATGAAAGTGATAATAACCAACCAATTAAACCACAAGTTTATTATCTAGCAATTAATAGAGAAAATAAAAATAAGCTGATGCTTAAAAAAGATGTTTTGATAGATTATGAACAAATTCAAAACAAACCTATCATCCCAACAAAAATGAGCGAACTTGAAAATGATATTGTAATAGATAATGTAAATGATGTTCAAACGATACGAAAGCCAACTATTTCATTTATTTTTGATGATGGATTACCGAGTACATCAGATTTGGTCTCATTATTTGATTCATATGGATGGAAATGTGGCTTTGCTATATTAGCAAATTCAAATCTTCCAAATATCAAAGATAATTTCTTATCATATCAATCTAAAGGTTATGAGATACTATCCCATAGTACCGATGGAGTAGCTATGCAAGATGATTCTTTAACGATTGATGATGTGGAAACAAAAATGAAAAAGTCAAAAGAAATCTTGATAAACAATGGATTTAATATAACTGGATGGGTTACACCAAGTACTTGGTTAAACAATAAATATTTTGATAATTTGTGTAAATATTACGAATATGGTTTTGGTCATTTAGATACCAATCAAGTTCTTAGTCATCATGTATTTTGGGGTAATGATATCCGCCAACTTGAAAGGTGGTCTTTGCAATCAAAAACATTAGAGCAAACAAAAGCTGAAATAGACTCAACTATTAATGAATGTGGATATTTATGTTTTTATGCTCATGCATATCCGTCAACCGTAAATGATAATTTTACAGTTGAAAATATGAAAATCATCATGGACTATATCAAAAAATATATAGATAACGGAAAGGTACAAGTTTTGACTCCAAGATGTGCAATAAATGATTATTACACGGTAAGACATAGTGATTTGCTTGATTTATATAAAAAAGTAATTAACTAAAGAGGGCTTTAGTTAATTAGCGTAAAGTTAATTATTGACTATTGGACACCAATAATATATAATGATTATAAATTCATTATATGGAGGTGAGTTCGATAAAAGTAGAAAGAAATATCATGATTAACAAAGCTGGTGGAAACGCAGGCAAAGAATCTGTCAACTATAAAATATCACTTCCGTCAGAAGCAGTTCGGATGATAGGTGTTACCAAAGAAGACAGAAAAGTAATTCTCGAATATGATGAAGAGAAAATAACAATCAAAAAAGCATAATAAAAAAAGGAGTTAGGTTCCCGACTACCAATCAAAAAAACCTAACTCCAACACCACAAAGGGTACAGTATTATTATAACATGGTACTCTCCCTTTGTGAACCCAAAAGGAGGGTATTTTTATGCGTGAAAAATTCGTGAATGGATTTATGGCCAAACTGTATGGAGAAATTCCAGAGGAGTATCTTGAAACAATCAGAGACAAATTATCTTTGTATGTAAACGATTTTGACATTACGCAGAGAGAAACAGGTGTTGTAAAGTACACCGGTTATCTGCCAGACTTTTATAAAACTTACATCGTAAGTAGAAAAATCGAAGGTTTAAGTCAAAATACCTTGGAAAATTATAATCTGTGTCTGAATGATTTTTTCTTCAGTGTAAACAAAAAATTAGAAGACATCACAGCGAATGATATTCGAGTTTACTTGTATACGACGCAGGAGAACAGAGGTATAAGTAATCGAACGCTGGACGGCCGCAGGGCTGCCATTCATGCATTCTTCGAATGGGCTACAGGAGAAGGATACGTGGATAAGAATCCGTGCCGGTCAATTAAGAATATCAAATACGAGCGTGTACAGAAGAAACCTCTTACAGATATGGAGCTGGAAAGAATCAGACAAGTATGCGAAACGGTACGTGAAAGGGCGATAGTTGAATTCCTATACAGCACTGGTGCCAGGATTACCGAAGCCTGCACTGTAAAGATATCTGACATAAATTTTCACAAAGGCGAAGTAGTTGTACTTGGTAAAGGAAATAAACATAGAACAACGTACCTAAATGCCCGCAGCAAATTACTTTTAAAACAGTATATTGCCTCAAGAAACGATGAAACAGAATATCTATTTGTGAGTGAGCGCAAACCTCACGGAGCACTCAAAAAGGAAGCAATTGAAAGAATTATTAAATTGATAGGCGAGCGGGCAGAACTGGACAGACCTCTAACACCGCATCTATTTAGGCATACTCTTGCGACTCTTATGCTTCAAAGAGGCACACCGATTACTGAGGTACAGAAGATTCTTGGACATGTCAACATTAACACGACAATGATCTACGCAAAAGTATCTGATGAAGATGTAAAAGTGTCTCATATGAAATATGCAATATAAGATTTTTGAAGGGAGAAAACGCTATGAGAGGATTGAAACGTCAAAAACAGACAGTGTATTGGTCAAGGGTAACTGAAGACCTTGACGGGATAGACACAATCAAAACGTACCAAAAGCCAGAATTACATCACCTCTCCGTGTCTGCGACCGCCGGAACACCGGAAGAACTATCTGCCGGGTACGTCCCTGATTGCGATAGGTATATCACAAACTTCGACCGCAACTTCAAGCCACAGATTGCGGATGTATTCTGGATAGACTGCAAACCAGAACTGACCGACGCAGGCGAACTTATCTTAGGCGAAGGCGGGGAGCCTACAGTTCCACCAGATTACCGTCTGAAAAAGATTCTCGATACCCAGAAAGGCAATGTGGCACGATACGGTATTAAGTACACAGGAGATGGCTCAGATGGCGAATAAGACTATTAAAATGGAATTGTCGCATAAATCTATACAGGACGCGATTAAACAACTCAGGCAGTACCAAAACAGCCTTAAAAGTAAGAATGAATTATTTGTTCGTCGACTGTCTGAACTTGGAATCCCTGTCATTGATCAGAATATTTCACTGTCGCAGGGCGATTCCGATAAAAATCACAGCACCTACATCAAAATCAATTCGTTCGGCGATTACTCACAAGCAACTTTAGTATGTGAGGGTGCAGGTCTGTTGTTCATAGAGTTTGGTGCCGGAATCCATTACAATACCCCGGCAGGCTCAAGCCCGCACCCGAAAGGGCAGGAACTTGGATATACAATCGGTTCTTACGGTCAGGGTAAAGGAAAAAACGATTCTTGGACATACACGTCTGAAACTGGCGAATGGGTAAGATCATATGGTACCGAAGCCACTATGCCGGTTTATAAAGCAAGCATGAAAATCATACAGAACATTCGGAAAATCGCAAAAGAGATATTTTCTACTTAAACTTCATACTGAAACATACTATTCAAAATGGTATACTATAACATATAAAAGCATCTGCAAACAAGCAGGTGCTTTTTTCGTGCAAAAACATAGAAAAGGAGAATGTAAGCATGTTAGTAGAAACAATGATTATCAGAAAAGTAGAAACGAGCATTGTCACAAGCCTAGATGTCGCGGAGACTTTTGGAAAAGAACATAAAAGAGTATTGCAGGACATTAGAGAATTAGGATGCAGTGAAGAATTCGGACAGCACAATTTCGTGCCTTCCTCATATACAAGTATTCAGAATAAAAAGCAACCTATGTACTGTATGACAAGAGATGGGTTCACACTTCTTGTTATGGGATACACTGGCGAAAAAGCCATGAAATTCAAAGAAGGATATATCCGCCAGTTTAATGCAATGGAAAAAGTTCTTTTAGGGAAAATTAGAGAACGAGACAAAGGCATTGCAGTGAGACAGGCGTTGACCAATGCACTTAAAGAATCTCAAGAAAATGAGAGAATGCATGGTCATGCGCATTCGACATATACAGATATGGTATATCGTACATTGTTTGGCAAAACTGCAAAACAACTTAGAGAAGAAAAAGGAATCTCTACCAAGGACAATCTGAGAGATTTCCTCACTGAAGAAGAATTAAAAGCAGTTCAATCAAAAGAAATGCTTGTTAGCGGATTGATTGACTGCGGATGGGGATATTCTCAAATAAGAGATTTCCCTAAAGGACAGTCTTAAAATATGTTAGAACAGGCGGGGTGATTCTATGCCAGATACGATCAAAAATCCGGTATTAGAAGTATTTTCCAGATGGAATAAAGACATTCAACCAATAGTCGGTAAAGGCAATTTCTCTATGGAAAAAAGCCAGACAATAGCATCTGGCAAGACGAAATACGCCAGATTGTTCATGATGGGGAATCCCACGCAGTCAACAAGTCTTGAAGGTCACGAATGCGCAACAATTCTTTCATTTCAAGTGGAAAGTTACGCATCTGGAACAAAGGCTTTATCGACTGCATATGAAATCGACAGTAAGAGTCATGAAGCCATGATTTCTATGGGATTCCGAAGAACATACGGACCAGAAGAAGTTGCGAACTCTGAAAAGAGTTTTAAGCGAATCATAAGCCGGTACAGCAGAATTTACACCGGGCAATTATTGGAAGCGTAACAGCTTCTATTTTTTATACCAAAAAGAAAGGAGAGCGTCTTATGAGTAAAGATAAATTACAATGGCTGAAAGCTGCGGGAATCAGAGCTGTTAAGACAATTTCTCAGACAGCAGTTGCAACAATCGGAACCGCGACAGTCCTTGGAAGCGTTGACTGGAAGATGGTCGTATCCGCGTCCGTTCTTTCCGGCGTTTTATCCTTGCTTACATCTGTAGCAGGGCTTCCAGAACTGAAAACAGGCACAGATGAATAGAAAGGACGGTGATCCTTTTATCTCCCGGATGCAGGGTTACGCATCAGAGCCGTGTGGCTCTTTTTTATTGTGATTTTATAGCTGAAAAAGCAGAAAGGAGCCGAATATGGCAGATAAAGGAAATATAGCAGGCGTAAGTACCGTTGGTTCGCTTACCGGATATGCAGTCGAAACAACAGCAGGTACTAAACCGACAGCTTTTAAACTTCTTCACAGAATCAATGCTTCTGATGAAATTAAAATTGATGTAGAAACAATCGACGCTTCCGCGCTTGAAGACGAAGTTGAAAGAACTATTGCAGGACGTGGTTCTACAGGTGGCACATTCAACGTAACTGTGAACGTAACTGATGAAACTATCGCTGAATGGGAAGCATTAATCAGCGAATACAAAGCAGGAAAAACAGAGGGGAAATCTATGTGGTATGAAGAATACTTCCCGTCTCTTAAGAAAGCGTTCTTCACCAAAATCGAGCCACCGACAATCATTCCTAAACCGGCAAGAGATCAGAACGGTCTGTTAACCGTTGAAATGTCTCTTACTATCAATGAGTACGTCGGACCGGGCGACGCAATAGTTCCAACTGACAGCGGCATTTAAACATATTTGGGAGGACAAATAATATGTATAAAGTTTTAAAAATCGGCGGCAAAGACTACAAACTTGAATATGGGATTGAAGCATCACTGTTTGATGATTGCGTGAAATCTGTGATGAATATGTTAGTTTCCACAAGCGGCGGAACGGACAAGAGTCTCAGGGAGATGGTTTCTGGAATGAGTAGCATTCCGAACACTGCTCTCAATGCGTTCTATGCCGGATTACTTCAATACCATGGCAATCATTCTGATGGTGATGGTACTGTCCCGGATTTAGATACTGCCAAAAAACTTGCAGCGCAGTATATGTCTGAGCATAAAGATGATGAGCAGGGCAACTTCTACGGTATCTTTTCTATGTGCATCGAACAAATGGAGGAAGACGGTTTTTTCAAGTTAACAGGTCTGGAAACGTTCATGGACAACTTGAATGCGGCGATGGACTCTGTGAAAGCGAAGAAAACACCGAAGAAGCCGACAGATCATTTGAAAAAAGCTACAGCGAAATAATCTGGGATGAATTATACCCAATGGCTGTGCGTATTGGAATGTCAAAAAAAGAATTTCTCAGGAGCACTCTTAAAGACCTGAGAATCCGTATAGAACAATATGGAATCTCAAAAAATGAAGAAATTCAGTCGCAGTTAATAAACATGGACTATCAGGCATGGCTGACCGGATTGTATGTCAAGACGAGTATTTCGTGCTCATTATTTCCGAGAAAGGTTAGTTATCCGAGCAAACCAATTACGCAGGAAAAACAAAATAATTGGGTCAAACATAATCCAAATACGCCAAAGAAATCAGAAGCAGAACTAAGACAAGAAGAACGTTACTACGAACTTCTTATCAGGCAGGCAAATGCAAATATATCTGAAATAGGCAATAAAGAGGGCAAGCAGGATGAATAGTAGTCTTGCTTGCCCTTTATTTTTTTGAAATAAAGGAGGTGCTTATATGCCTGACAACACAATAGATAGCCTTGCGATAGAGGTCAGCAGTAACGTATCAAATGCAAGTAAATCCATTGATGATTTATGCAATAAACTGAATCGTCTGAGTAGCCGTATGTCTGAGAGTATCAAGTATCTTAGAGACTTTTCAGCTTCCGTAGGCACGGTCAATTCTGCTGTTCAAGCACTTAAATTAGACAGGCTTGATTTATCAACGATAAACAGTCAATTGCAACAGTTTGCTCAGTCTATGAGTGCGCTCGGTAGCCTGAACTTGCGAAACAACGGATTAAACTCATTCGTAAATGCAATCCGCAGACTGAACGAAACATTAAACTCTACAGGTGATGTGTCTGGAAAGATTCGGAACATGATTTCCGAATTATCTGGTCTTAGCAGTATTCCAGACGTATCAAACAACGTGAACCGATTTGTTTCTTCACTGGCAAGATTAGCGAATGCTGGTGGTTCCATTGACGCAGTTGTATCTAAACTTCCGAACCTTGGCGAAGAGCTTAGAAAAATCATAGTTTCGTTCTCTGGAATAGGTAATATCTCTCAACCAATTAATACATTTGTTCAGTCAATTTCACAGTTGGCAAATGCAGGAGATAAAACTGGAAAGACTGCAACTCAGCTTAATGATTTGGCTAATAGCTTAAAATTATTCTTTCAGACAATGAGTACTGCTCCAAGAATTAGTAACAGCACAATTCAAATGACACAGGCTATTGCTCAATTGGCAAACTCTGGGGCAAATGCTGGTAGGGCGGCAAGGTTTACTGCGAGTGCTTTTTCCAGACTGGGACAGGGTGCGGCTGCTTCGACGGGAAAAGTTAGAAGACTCGGTAATGCCGTTGGAAATGTAGGAAGTAAAGCTAAAAAAAGCTTACCTAGCATTATGTCCTTGGTTGCGAAGTTCTGGACGTTGAAATTTGTTGTTGGAAAATTCGGTAGCGCAATTGAAAGTTCCATGAACTTCCTCGAAGATTATAACTACTTTCAAGCGGCGTTCCGTCAGGTAGCAGATAAAGCAGGAAAAACTTGGTCGGAAGCAGGGTATGACTCCGCAGAAGCATACGCAGATTCATTCAGCCAGAGAGCCAGAGAACTTACATCTAAAATGTCTGGATTTGATGTTTCTGACAATGCGATTCTGACCTCAAATAAAACCGGTAAGTCACTTGGTATGGACCCGTCCATGCTTTTAAATTATCAAGGCCAGTTTGCACAGTTATCATCATCTATGGGAACGACTTCTGAACAGGCTTTAAAGCTGTCGAATGCGTTAACTATGATCGGCGCAGACCTTGCATCTGTTAAAAATCTTGATTTTAAAACAGTTTACGAAAACTTATCCTCTGGATTAGTAGGAATGAGCCGTGCTGTAGATAAATATGGTGCGAATATTCGTGTAGCAAACTTACAGCAATACGCTTCGAATCTCGGACTGCAAACAGCTGTATCAAAGATGGACCAGGCAAGCAAAGCAATGCTGAGGACAATAGTGATACTGGATTCCACGCGGTACGCATGGGCGGATATGGCAAATACGATAAATATGCCAGCCAACCAGTTACGTATACTTCGTGCGAACTTAGTGTCCTGTGCTAGAGCATTAGGGAACATCTTTATGCCAGTCGTTGCAGCAGTATTGCCGTACATTAATGGCCTTGTAATTGCATTCCAGAGACTCCTGACATACATTGGTTCACTTCTTGGAGTTGATACCAAAATTGGAAATATGTTCGGTTCTATCGGTAGCGGAAGTGAAAATCTTTCAAACGCACTTGATGCTATAGACGATTCTAGTCTTTCAGACGTTGATGATACTACAAAAGATACCAGTGACAATCTGAAAAATGCGACTAAAAACGCAAAGAAACTCAAACAGTTCCTTGCATCCTATGATGAATTAGAGGTTATGAGCAAAGACGACAGTTCTCTGTCAGACCTTGCGAATTCAAAGATTAAAACGCCTGCTCTTGACACATCTGCGATTGATGCAGGAATCCTCAATGATGCACTTGATAAACTTCTGAACGAATACCAGAAGAAATGGGATGCCGCCTATAATTCTATGGAAAATAAGGCCATGGCGTTCGCGAATAAGGTTACAGACACTTTTAAGAAACTTGCAAAAGCCGCAGAGCCTACTACAAAAGCGCTGAAAAATCTTTGGAACAATGGATTGAAACAGCTCAGAGATTTCACATGGACAGCATTAAAAGATTTCTGGGAACATTTTCTAAAACCACTTGGGAAATGGACATTAGGAGAAAAAGGATTACCACGATTAATCAATGCTTTTAACGATTTTCTTGTAAAAATTAACTGGGATAAAATCAATGCTTCCCTTGTGCAATTATGGGATGTATTAGAGCCATTCGCTGAGAATGTCGGAACAGGATTGCTTGATTTCTTTGACGATTTCTTTGACAAGGCGGCAGACGGAGTGAACAAACTCCCTGATCTGATTGACAAGTTTAAAGAGTTTATCGCGGGATTCTCACCAAAGCAAGCACAATCTATCGGTTATTTCCTCGGACAGCTTCTGACTGCATTTATGGCGTTCAAAGGACTTACATGGTTCGGGGGCATTTTCGGTAAAGATGGAGTGATAGGCAAAGGCATTACCATGTTAGCGGCACATCCATACGCTTCGATAGCGGCAGGGCTAGGACTTACCGTCGCCGCGCTTGATAAGTTTGGAGTGATTGATGTTGATTGGGACGGATTATGGACAAGAATTGGAAATCTCAAAGACGTAATTGTGAATTTCATCAAAAATATTGATTGGGATTCATTGGTAAAAACAATCGGTGATGTATGGGATGTATTTCAGCCGTTTGCTGAGGGATTCGCAGACGCATTTATAAATTTCTTTGACATAATGCTCAATGACATTGGAGCACCACTAATTAATACATTAGTAAAAGTACTGGATGCATTTGCAAAAGTGTTAGGAAAACTTTCTCCTGAGTCAATATCTGCAATAGGAAATGCGCTTGGAATTTTCTTCGCAGTAAAAGGAACTATTAAATTTTCGAAAAATATATGGAGTGTGGTTAGTTCAATTAGTGGACTACGAACGATATTCAACGGTCTTGGCTCTGTATTATCTACAGCTAGTGGTGCGTTACAGACATTTTTTGGTTCTGGACTCGGTTCTACACTTGCGGCAGGATTCGCAGACAGTATGGTTGTCTTAGGCACTGCAATGGCGGGATTCAACCTTGGGAAATGGATAAGCGTTAATCTGTTCGGCGGCGAAGATAAAACCTTCGGGGAATTTTTGGAAGATAATGTATTCGGTTATCAAAAAGGGGATTTTACCGGAGCTATCAACGAATGGATGAAAGATATATTCGGAGTTGGAAATAAGCTTACAGAGGACGACTTAAAAGTATTCCAGGAATATGAAGATGCCATTCTTAGTCTGGTTCACGCAAGCCAGATTTCGGGTGAACAAGCATATCCTTTATTAACATTCCTTTCTGAATTAAAAGACAATGGATATAGCACAGAACAGGCATTGCATGAACTTGAACTTAAACTCAATAATCTAGGGATTTCATCAGAAGATTTTGAGAATGCGATAGCAGGAGTAAATAAACCGGTCAAAGACCTTGGAGACACAGCAGAAACATCCTCTAATCAGTTCTCAAACATGGCTGATCGGATTAACAATGTTTCGTTTGAAGATATCTCAGAGCAACTTACAGGATTCCAGACGCTTATCCAGACTGTTGATTTCGCGACTCTGGTAACAGATACAGCAAATGCAATTGATGAAATGGGTGGTATATGGGAAAATGGAAAACAGATTCTCGGCGAAAAAGCATTACAGATTTATCAAGAAATTTCAAAAGGATTAGAGCCAGATGATAACGGTTACTATACTTTAGCAAACGGACAGATGGTGCAATTTGGAAAAGGTATTTCTGACTATGAAAGTACTCTGCAAAGTACAATGGATTCAACTCTGCAAGGAGCAATCAATGGCGTTCTGGATAACAATTCTGGGTTTGAATTAGTTACAGAACTCGGAAAGAATCAAATTCTTGCCGTAGGTAGCGGAATTGAGCAGAACGGCAGTAAAGTCACTGAAAAGCTTAACTCGACAATTCAATCATCTACGAAAGGCGCAGAAGAAACTGCGAAATCAAGCGGCAAAACCCTTGGAAGCAACATTGCAGAGGGATTACAGTCTGGAATTAACGGGAAGAAAGAAAGCACAAAGACTTCGATTCTTGACCTAATGAACAACAGCGTAAAAGCCCCTGCGCAGGAAGCAGTAGACTCTCACTCTCCGTCCAGATGGTTCAAGCAGCTTGCAGAATACTGCGGTCAAGGATTCCAAAACGGATTAGAGCCGGGCTTTTCCTCATCATTTACATGGTTTGGAAGAATCCGAACCAGAATCAGCAATTCCATTGGAAACTTGTATAATATCGGTTGGAACTCTATTATCGGTTTGAATAACGGAATCGTAGGCGCGGCACAACAGCTTTATGCGAATGTGCAAAAAATCGCTCAAAATATATCAAATACGTTCCGCAGAGTCCTTAAGATTCACAGTCCATCACAGGTGATGATGGAACTCGGTGGATTCACCGTTGAGGGATTCCGACTCGGCATGCAAAACATGCTTCCAAAAGTCGAATCCACCATCAATGATATAAGCGCCGAAGTGCAAAAAATCAATACACCAACCGCAGACATTATCACAAAGAGTACATCCTATCAGGAAGTAAAAAGCAGAATGTCAGTTGATACAGATGATTTTGTGGACGACATTCGGAAAGAAGTCATGGCAATCAGTAGTAACACGTTTGACAATAACCAGATGATCGGGCAGGCGGTCAAAAACGCTCTGAACGGCATGGCAATCTATGCAGACGGACATCTGATTGGATATCTGAAAGAAGAAAATCAGCAGTTCAGAAATCGTAATGGCTACGGAATATTTGAAGGGTAGGTGATAGAATGAGCGACTTTATTGCAGGAAGTAGTTTCCAAGGTTATTTTTTAAAGTTCGGGGGAAGCGTTCTCCCGAACAAATTCTTAGCCTACGATGATTATTCAGCAACTCCAAACCAGAGAACAGAGATAGAAGCATACAGGGACTTGAACAATCTCTTGCATAGGGACACAAGCCCGAATTTTAAGACAAAAATAGACTTCAACACGCGCCCTATGTGGTTGCCAGATAAAATTAAAATGCAGTCTATTTTTAAATCAGGCTTAGTCAATAAGGCACAGCGGAAATACAAAGTTACATACTGGGACGACGAAGAAAACACCTACAAAACAGGTGTTTTTTATATGCCTGATATTGAGTATAAACCTATCAGAGTTGTAGGAAATAACATTTTGTATAACAAGATCAGAATCGCGCTGATCGAATACTAACAATCAGAGTGCATGGGTGTCACAGCTCATATGCTCTTTCATTTTATAGACGGGAGGATGATTATGGCAGATACAGTATCTTTTGACAGTTTATTGAATACGACAACCGGGATGACTGCTATTGTTAACAACAAGAAGCACGACGATGATGTAGTTAGTGTCACGGGCGCTGACTGGTTTACCTATGCAGGAAAGACCGCCAGCACCATATATGTTTCTGGTAACAATTTTATCGGATTCGGGCAAAACGCCGAACAACTCAAAATCTGGCGCAGGGATGGCGCGGTTTATTATATTTACCGACAGGAAGGAACACTTACGTCAGGAAAAAGATTCCTCAAAATCAGGGTTGAGGGATATGTATATTATTCAAGTACATCTTCATCATATGCGCTGAAATACGAAGTATTCTTGATAGAGGGGCAGACATTATTTATCAATGTCGTTCAGAGACCTACAAGCAGTTCATACACTGGTACATCGTCAATCACCGACGGTAAAACCACAACAAACCTAACTCTTTCCGTATCTTCTACGGTTCCGGTTTCGATTCTGGTAAAAAACGCAGGTGTGTCACAGCAAGTTAGCTATGAGAAGTTTGTTGACAAATATGTCACTGGAATTACTGTGTCAAAAATGCCAGATAAGACCACGTACTATCAGGGCGAATTATTTGACGCCACGGGTCTTGTGGTGTCTCAAACATACACCGATGGAACATCAGAAACAATAACAACTGGGTTTGAAGTATCTGGATTCGACAGCAGTTCCGCAGGAACAAAAGTTATAACCGTTACTGTATCTGGCAAGACCGCAACATTTGAGATTTCCGTCTCAGAAGCTTCTATTACCGCCATATCAGTAACCACTATGCCAAGCAAGGTAAATTATCACATAGGGAAAGAATTTGATTCTACAGGCATTGTGGTGACCGCAACGGCAAGTGACGGAAATACTATAGATGTCACAAAAGATTGTACATATTCTGGTTTTGACAGTAGTTCTCCAAAGCAATGTGGAATTACAGTTCATTATGGCAGTTTCACTTGTACATTTGAAGTTACTATTATGCAACCAGAAAGAATCTCGGACATATTTTGTCAAGGCAAATATTATTTTGTCGGTGATGCATTAGATCTTAAGGTATCTTATATAACTGTAGAATACTCAGACGGCTCAGAGGAAGTGACAAGCGGATACACAATTGAAAATAAGGCGCTTTTGGAAGCCGGTGTAATTCCTATTAATGTAGAATATTTTGGCGTGGCAATTACGTCAAATGTCACAGTATACAGTTCTCTTTTGATACATATCGGTTCTCCGAATTACGAAGATGTGACAGCCGAATTCGACATTGATGCAAATACTTTAACCATATCTGGAACTGGAAAATTCACATATAGTTTATCTGATAGTTTAGAGAAATCCGACATTTCTATTCCTGACAGCTTATATAAAAGATGCACAAAAATGGTTTTTGGAGACGGAATCACTGGCATTAGGAGCGGATTTAGTTCCTCATTCAAAAAATTGGAAAGCATTGTTTTTTCAAACACGATCGCAGAAATCGAACGTGGAAATTTTTCAATTTTTTTAGGAACTAAACTTGAATTTCCATCATCGCTTAAAACGATTCTAGGAGGTGTGTTTCGCTCTTGTCCTAATCTAACAGAACTACTTTTTCATGATGGCTTACAAACAATTGAGGGCGGCACATTCGATGAGTGTCCGAAATTAAAAAACATTGTTTTTCCAACGTCGTTGACTTCGTTATCATCCGGTGCTTTTTCAGGGGCGACAATAGATAATGTTGAAATCGGAAATGCAGATTCCATATTCAATTCATCCGGTATTTTTATTCCAAATTGCAAGAATTTGATAATTCGCGGCGGAACCATTGACGGAACAAATGGAACGAAATTGCTTTCTGCGCTCGAAAATCTTACGCTAAAAAGCACGGTTAAATTTACCGGAACATCACATTTTACACCATGTTCTAGTACTTTAAAAACAGTTACCATTGAAGACGGAATAACAGTAATACCAACATCGTGTTTTGCGAACTGTGGGAAAATCACGGAAATTACTATTCCTGCAAGTGTTATAAACATTGGAGATAATGCGTTTTACAATACTTCACTTAAAAATCTGGTAATTCCTGACGGCGTTCAAACTATTGGCGTTCAGGCGTTTCGCGGAACACAACTTACAAACGTGTCTATTCCTGCAAGCGTTACGGTCATTTGGGAAAATGCTTTTAACACGCCTGTTACAACAAATATCACACTGAACAAAAAAACAAATGAAATCTCTGGTTCACCGTGGGGAGCATCTGGCACAATCACATGGTTAATTCGGGCAACCAGACTTGAAGTTACTCATATGCCAACCAAAATCAGATATTTTGTAGGCGAAACATTTGACAGCGCAGGACTCATAATTACTGCATATTACAATGATAATACGTCCGAACAAGTAACCGGTTATACCCTGTCAAACCCGGATATGTCCACGTATGGAAATAAAACTGTAACGGTTACATTCGATGAAAAGACCGTGGATTTCAGTATTCTCGTGGTAGACATTTCTGGAATCGAAGTAAAAACTATGCCTGTAAAAACCGAATATCCGAAAGGAGATGTATTCGACACAACTGGATTGTCTATTCTCGTCAAATATACCGACGTCACATCAGAAACAATAACAACTGGGTTTGAAGTATCTGGATTTGACAGCAGTTCTGTCGGCGAAAAGACAATCACAGTAACCTATAAAACCCATACCGCTACTTTTAAAGTGACCGTATATGATCTTTCGGGAATAAGAATCACAAGTTTCCCATCCAAGGTTTACTATAAAATCGGAGAAACATTCGACCCGTCCGGGCTGACTGTTGCAGAAGTAAGACAGGATGGAACCGAGAAAGAAATTACAGATTATGATATTTCCGGTTTCGATAGTTCCACCGCAGGTTCTAAGACCATCACAGTCTCTTATAATGCCACAGTCAACGGAACTTCCAAATTTGTTGGTTCCGACAGTTTTCAAATTAAAGTCACGAACGACGGAAAAAACCCATTTGATGATAGTTCAAGTGGTGGTTCTGGCGAAGTTGAAGAAGAAAAAACTGAACCAATCAATGTTACAGTACACTGGATTAACGGCGAATTTGCTGACCTTACAAATGAAAATATCGACCAGAATACGCTTACTTTGCAGGAGTCTATTTGTTCTGAAAGCTATTTCATTTTTGGCGGCTGTGTCTGTAATCAGATAACGTTTCAGGCTCACCACGACCAGTTTAACGGTACCTCGGAAGAGTTTTATCCGCATGGAAAAATCGAAGTTTACATTGAGAGAAAAGGAACAAGAATTAAAATTTTCACAGGTGAAATCGACAGTGCAGAGCGAAAAGCAAATTCCTTGACACGTAATTTTATCGCATATGATTATCTGTATAAATTACGAAATACTGACATTGCACGGTGGTATAAAAACCAGACGATTGATAAAAAGAAAAAGCTGACTCAAAAGCAATTCAGGGATAAATTATTTGAGTTTTTGGGACTCGAACAAGTTAGTACAAAACTGCATTGGGACGACACCTATGTGCCTGATACGAATAACTCAAATGAAATGAACGCAGTAAATATTCTGAAAGATTTATGCTTGCAGAATGACCGTTTTGGTTGGATGAACAGGGACGGCAAGTTTGAGTATCTGAAACTTCGCCAGAACAGTTACAGATACGGGCAGACCACCGGTAATCAGAACATTTATAAATACTACAACAACGAAGAAGTACATCTCGATACATTCAAAAGTTTTACCGCAAAAGAGGGCAGAATCTGGTTCCCGAATATTATATTTTGCGACCCTGACCCGAATAGAGCCTTTGGCTTTACGCAGGGCGACTATACAGCGCAAGAAGCGTATGACAACAACGTTTATTACAACAGAAGCAGCTTCTTTGTAGGAAATGAAGACTGGCTAAATTACGTTTGGGATGCAGATGAATATGGCGGTATTTCAAGGGCTAAACCAATTATGAAGATTTGCTATGGTGTATTCGTAAATCAAGATTTGCGGAAATATTACCGTGCGCAGGGATATACTGCCGAGGTTCAGGGAAATCCACTGAATATGGTCGGACAGGCAGTCGAACTCTACTATAAGAAGCAGATTCAGCACGACGATCAGGAGCCTACAGAACTGCAATGGTACGTTCATTCATACATCATGAGCAGGACGCTCAAAATCGGCGCTACAGACATGATTGACACCTATTCTGCCAACAACGCACCATTCAACAGCAACAGCCAACAGTTAGGAAAATATACTCCCGAAATATCTGGAACGGTCAATCTTACACGATCTGAAATGCCGACAATCAGCTATGCAGAGTTTACAGATGGTTCGGATTCTGAATTTTCTCCGGCAACGATTGATGATTTTACAGACGGCTCTGGTGGTTCTGGCAGTACTTCTGAACAATTAAAAAAAGCACAATTAAGATGTGTAAAACGAATAAAGAAAGCCGATTATGATGCTCTGGTAGCCGCAGGAACCGACCGGGCAGATACACTTTATTTCACATTCGAGGAGGGTTGATTGGATGATATATAAGGCGTTTTTAAACAGACAGGAAATCACTGGATTTCCTGTCAAAGGTAAGGAAACAAAAGAAATATGGGGCGGGAATACGTTATTGTGGAGAAAAGAAAAACGAGAAACGCTTACAGTTTCTGGGGTTCATGTTTATTCCTTGATTTTTACCAACGGGAGTCAAACTTTTGCAAAAATAATGTTTTCTGACGCAAACGGAAATGCAAAAGATGCAATTGCATCTTTTAGTACTGAGAAACCATGTTTCACACCTTTATATATTCTTGATAAGCCATCTTACGGAGAAAGATATTTACACACTGAACGCTTTTCAGCGGAAGAAAATGGTTATATGTGTGTCACTGAAACTACAGCATACACAAATGAAGATAGAAGTCATGAACTTTCGCTGCATATTACTATAAGAGGATTTAAGAGCGGATCAAATTTTGTGAGTCCTACATGTGTAATCAACGCAGGAGAAAACGAATACTATAGTCACACTAAAATAGTGTGGCAAAATCATGGATATATTTACTATTATACATCGCGTTATACAGGAGAAACAAGGCAATGGCATCAAGTTATATTTAAGATTGATTTTAATGGTACAATCGTAGAAAAATACGAAACAAGTAGTAGCAATCTCAGTAAAATTCTTAATATATACGCTTCATACTCAACAATATATAGCGGCTCAAGAGCATTTTTGATACCTATGTCTCAAATTTACAATATATGCGAATTAAAAAGCAATATATTTGCTCCCGAAAAAGTTTCTGCTCCCGGTGAATATGTCGGAAGAACTAATCAAAAGCATATATTTATAGATTTCTGGAGTACTGGCAAAAAAACTTGCAATATATATAAATTCGTAAATGGGGAATTTGTGAAAATAAGAGAAACAGAGACAAATTTAAGACGCCTGTTTACAACTGTGTATAATAACCATTTGATTTATTATACATTACGTGAAAACGGGATTCAGGTGTTAGACCTCGGAGACCTTGAAACAGGTACCGATAGCGACGTAAAAGAGATAAGCGATATCTTACCCGCATCATCATCAATGGGAGCAGAACTTACATTTGCACAGAATGGATATTTATATATATTGTATCGTAATGGAGCTGAAACCGCTAATAACATTTATCTAAAAACTCACCGTATGTTTGTGATTCCGTTATGATTTCGATTTTGATACATAAAGTAATCTTATTAAATAAGAACCCCAAAACCGCAAATAAGAGCGCATTTTTCTTTAAAATCAAAATAAGCCCTTATTCGCTCAAAAACCATCAAAATCCAAGCCCTTACCGTACTAAAATGTAACTATATAAAAAATAAAAAATGAATAATTTGTAAACGTAAATTTTTATTGTTTTCAGAATAAATCAATCATCTGAGAAAATAATAAAATTCAGAAATAAATATTCTGTCAACAGGCAATTTTCGTTTACATAATATCTCAATGTAACGTTACAATAACGTTACCAGTAACGCAATGTAACGCAATAGAATAAGAATAAGAAATAGAATAAGAATATAATTAATATATATGAGATATATATTAATCGTCAAATAAGCCTTATTTGACCCTGACATTCTTAATTCATTTCAGCCCAAAATGAACCATTTTTATTAACGACATCGTATTTGACTCATATGACGATTTTACTTGTAATTCGATAAAATCCTCGAATAACATATAAAAATTGATTTTAGGGGAAGATACGGAGCTTACAAGGCATATTTAACAGAAAGGAGCAACGTGATATGACAAACGAACAGAAAACAGTTCTCAGGAAGATTATTTATGCAGTCGAAACCGGCGGACAGGTTTATGGACAGCAGGATTATTCGGACTTCACAGAAGCCTACACCAATTCTTCTGAAGAACACGCAATTACAATCGGGGCAGGAGCATGGTATGCAACCGAAGCCAAGACGCTTTTGGAACGAATTTACGATGCTGACCCGGAACAGTGGGAGAAAATAGACAAGGTCAGACTTTTGGAACAAGTCCAGACCGCAAATTGGGAATGTTTTAATATTTCCAGAGTATCACAGCTTGCCGACGCCATAGTTGCCCTTATTTCGTCCGATTTGGGCGTTAAATGTCAAGATAACCTTATGGATGAACAATTAGTAACCTATACAGAAGAAGCCCTTAAACATGGCGTTACGGACGCTAGAGCGCAAGCTATGTGCGTGAACTTTAGACACCAAGGTGGACTAGGGGCAGTAACGAGGATTCTGGCAAAGACCCAGAAACCATATACACTCGATAATCTCTATGCAGCCTGCCAGACCGATACAGGGAACCAGGTCGGGGCATATAAGAGCCGGCAGAGATTTGTTTATAACGCATTAAAAACATATTTTCCAGAAAGTGAGGAAACAGACATGAAGGCAATTAATAAATTAATCCAGATCGTAAAGAATGAAATCGGATATCTTGAAAAGGCAAGCAATAGTCAGCTTGATAGCAAGACAGCAAATGCCGGAGAAAATAATTACACAAAATACTGGCGAGATATTAAGCCGGATTATCAGGGGCAGCCGTGGTGCGCAGCGTTTGTTTCATGGTGCATGATGAAGGCGTTTGGCTTAGACACAGCAAAGAAGCTTTTGAAACACTGGCCATACGTTTACTGCCCAACAATGGCAGATTTGTTTACTCTGAACAGCAATCCAAAAGTTGGAGATATTGTTATTTTTTATCGAAATGGCACATTTACACACACCGGAATCGTAATAAAAGTGTCAGGAGATCGGTTCTGGACAGTCGAAGGAAACACTTCTGGTGGCTCTACAATTATCGCAAATGGCGGTGGTGTATGCCAGAAAAGTTACTACAACAGTAACCTTCCGGGAACAAAATTCTGCACTCCAAACTACAGTTTAGTTAAAAATACAGCATCAACTTCGGACTCTGATGTAGTCAAAAAGCAGAACACAAGAGCCTACATTGCGCAGATTAAAAAAGACACAAAATGTTATACAAAATCAAGCAAAAATAGCCCATCTAAACTGTTTCCAAAGCTGAAAAAAGGTGCAGTTGTAGAGGTAATGAAGTACACAGAAACAGACGATTCCGGGCTGAAATGGTACTTCATTCGCATCCCTTATCCGAATGACGACGGGTTCGTTTTTGAATTTATTCCAAAAGGAACATTCACCAGAATTACAGAAATATCCAAATGACACTTGCGACATATTGTATAGAATGCTATAATAAATGCGTTCGATATAGTAATTCGTATTACAAACCCCTTTTGATTTAAGTGTGACATTAAAAATGACCGCCAATCACTCCTTCCCTTGGCGGTCATTTTGTTGTCAGCTTATATATTCTTCATACATTCTTTTAATTTCTTTTGCTCCATTTTGCCTTATCCGAACAACATCCCCGGAATCCATGATGAAATTGTCACCTGCCGACTGAATGTGATCCATGTTCACCAGATAACTCTGATGGCAGCGCAAGAACCGCTTATCAGACAGTTTTTCTTCCAGATCATTCAGCTTGCAAGTAGTCACAAAACATCGGTTATCTGTCGCGAAAATATGGCAAACTCTTGCCTGACTCTCGACGTACTCAATTTCATCGTATTTGAGCCGGTTTATCTGCCTGCGGAATTTGAATGTCAATGTTTCATCCCTCATCTGTGACAAAATCTCGTCAATAGCCCGGTATATTCTGCCGTATTCCTTGCCCTTGACTACATACTGCATAGCGCCGACATCGAATGCCTCTTGCAGATGAGAATCGTCGGCTGTCCAGAATATAATCTTTCCATCATATCCAATATCCCGGAGCTGGTTTGCAATTTCCAGACCGTTCTCCTTTTCCAGAACCATATCCAGTACAATTACATCGTACCATTTACCCTCTTTCACATCTTCAACAAGCGGATAGCCCGCCGAATATTCGCTAATTTCATACCGGTAATCTCCTTTGCGCCGCAAGAATCCCGATATGTGCTCTTTGAACAAGTCAACTTCAAGCTGATTATCGTCACATATGGCTATTCTCATATGCGCGCCCTCCTTTCGTAGTCTCAATTTTGTCAAAATACGCAATGATTTTGACAGTACACACATTTTTCTTCCTGTTTGTGGTATTATTGTCCCACAAACAAAGTGTAGCACTTAAAATTGTTAGTGTAAAGCATTAAAGTTTGACAAAATTCGCAAAATATGGTTTCTGTGTCCGAAAGGATGTGTGGATAAAGAAACTGCCTGTAAGAACGACAGGCAAAGAGAAAGAGGGGCAACCGCCCCTCTTGTTTATTTCGCTAAATACAAAACTGAAACAGTATCTATTTTTACGCACATTCCATTCTCTAACGGTAGATTCCCAATTTCACTGGAATACAAAGAATTAATGCTTTCTAAGTCAGAGCCAAGACTTTCTTTATATTTTTTTGAAGCGACATGGTATTCTTCTGAATGTTCGTAATCATCATTCTTATAATCATCGTAGCTGTCATATACGCTGATAATTCCTGCTCCGTCGGTTATTGAAAAGGTGTACTTTCCGGCAGGAATATCTTCGCCAATAATATAAACACCTGGATTTAGCCTGCCGACATCATCAAGAGAATCGTTTTCCTGAGAATTAGAATTTTCACTTTCCACGTCTTTTAAAACAGCTTCTTTTAATTTAGTTCCGTCTGAAAGACGCGTGATTGATAGCGAATCATCCCAAATTGAGCAAGCCAGAGTATCATTTTTGAAATTCCAAACGTTTGTTAGAACTACTCCATCATAACCACTCTTATAGAAATCATCAGTAACATAATCATAATCATACCAATCCTGCTGAGATGCTTCCGACAATACACCGGAAACCTTTGAAGCAAATGTACCAACCTCATCATCTGGCACGTTCTCATTTATAACGACGCTTAGATGCAAGGATTTAGTGTTTTTGTCAATCACACATTCAGATGCTTCGACAAACCCATCTTCGCCATTGATTTTATTAAGCATTTCATTAATGTTGTCAAAGGAAGTAGCACTGGCGTTGACAGGCGAAATGCATAAAAAAGCACACATCGTTATAATTCCACAAACCCTCTTTTTCATAAAATCCTCTTTTCTACTAAAAAAATCTCATATACTGCACTGCAATAAAAACTACTTCAATGATTCCGACAATAATTCCGAACCATGAGCCAATATGCCTATATTCCTCTTTCTTTGTGCCAATATCTACTAATCCTACAATTGCTCCTGCCAGAGCCAGAGGAAACGACAGGATAATTGGCAACGGAAGAATGAATGCCACACCTGCCAAAATACAGGAGATGACACTCAGGGTTGAATCTTTCTTTTTTTCACCTTTGCTCATACAATCCCCTCCCTTGTTAAAATTTTACAATATTATACCACCTCATACAAAGTGTGCATAGTAAAATATCAAAAAAAGAGATTATTTTTGCAGAAAAACTCCATGATTTTGTACTTACCAGAAAAACTACACAAATTCGTGCTATAATGTGTGATATATTTTTAGAAAGAGCTGGTAATATGGAAAAGAACAACAAATATAGGATAGTCGTACTCATCCTGATATTTTGCGAAATATTTTGTGTGGTGCATATACCGTCACATGATATGGTGGAGCATCACCACAGAGATGCACAGATTACAAAAGAAGCTGCAAGGCAAATTTTCCCCGTTCAGATGCAGGAGCTGAGCGAGGTCAAGGAAGTTCGCAATGTCAAACGTTGCATTTGTGAAAATACAATTTTCTTTGAGATTGCGAAGTTTGCCTACGAAATAACAAAAGTCCATGTATATATTTGGCAGTTGCCAAGGGAAAATATCGGTGGTATAATGATTAAAACGAACTGATGTTTGGTTCTATTTCCCACAGCCGAACATATACTGTAGTGTAGGCGGTAGTTGCGACAGGGAGGGCTATTATGGATTATAAAGAAAAGATATTGTCACTTTTAGAAAAGGTCAAATCAGAAAGTACATTGAAGCGTGTATATAAATTATTAGAATATCTCTATTTGAAAGAAAAGTAAAAGTAAAAGCCCCTGCGTTTGCAGGGGCAAATTTGTTATTCTGTTTTTAAATCATCTGGAGAAGCCGAAAAATAATATTCGAACTTAGAACTATCATATTTTGATCCTATCATTTCATTGATTTTGTCCGCAATGGCAGTTCCCATTTCTTCCCCAAATTCTGAATCCTCTACTTTAGTTTTCTTATACTCCGTAAAGATGTTGCCCCACCAATATATATTTGGCTTTTGGACTATCCCTTAAAAACGCGCCCGCATTTTTTGCATTGATATTTAGTAGAAAAGAAACCCCTGCTAATTATCTGCACATTGGCGCTCCGACAAGTGATTGCCGGGCATTTTATTTTTTTGGTAATTTTGTCGATAGTTTTTCTTTTTCTCATTTAAGTCCTCCTTGGTGATTTTTTATATATTATAATACACAAAGGACTGATAGTATAGTTAAAACGCAAAAAAAGACTGGGATTTTTACCCCAGTCCTTTTTTATTAGTTGCTTTCTAATTCGGTCAAAATTTCTTCAAGCTGTTTCCAATGCTCTTCACTAAGCTTTGCGAATTTAACAAGGATTTTTTTTGCAAATTCATTATCCCCGGTCATTACCGAATCTACGATAGCCTGCGCATCGCCATCGTCGTCCATAAACATGTTACCGTCGCCGCTCACAAGCCAGTCATAAGAAACCTTATAAGTAGTACAGATCAATTTTAGAAAATCATCATCTGGAACTGTTCTTCCAAGTTCTATATTTTCAATTTTACCACGGCTTTTTAAACCAAGTTTTTTTGCAAAGTCTTCTCTTGAAAGTCCTAAGTATTTTCGCAGCTCTTTCAACCGCTCTCCCATTTACTCACCTCCTTTCTTTATTTTATGGTAACAGTATAACATTTTTAAAATACGTTGTCAACGTAAAAATATTTAAAAACACGTTGACAATGCGTTACAGATGTGATATTATACGTTCATAACGTAAGAGAGATGGAGGTGAACAAATGTCAGAAGAAAAGAGACAGCTTATCAGAGATGTTACAACTAGGATTAAAAAGCTCCCAGAAGATAAACAGCACTACATTTTAGGGTATATGAATGGAGTAGCCGATACTGTAGAGAGCAAAAAACATAAAGAAGTTGAAGTATCAACAGATAGCGATTAAGAAAGGAGAATAATGCTAAAAAGAATCATCAAGCATTTATTCTCACCACAAATCATCAGAGTTCCAGATAAAACAAGAGTGATGTGCTTTTCAAAAGGTGGGAATAAGTACTTAAAAGTATTTAATACCGAAAACGGTGCAAGCATTTGTTTCCGAGTGAAATCCATAGATTATGAAAACAGTGATTTAAAGAATGAATATCACCCAGAAACAATGTTTGCGGATATTGAAAGTAATCAAAGCGTTACGATTTTAAACCAATAGGTATAATCGTTGCATTTTGAACACTTAGGGATGGACTTACCAGATTTTACAGTTCTTTTAGAGTTGCAATTACAACAAGCGAAAACAGTAGTTTCGGATACTTTTTCACCAGAGCGGTAAAAACCATCCATATAAGGAAGCAATATCAAATTCTTATCTCCTTTCAAGTTACTCGGCATGTCGGTGCCTGTACTTACATTATAAAGAGATAAGAAGTCAAACTCAACAGAAAGGAGATATATGAACGAATTGAAAATTACAGAGTATAAGGACATCCGAGTTCTGACTACTCAGCAGATTGCGGAAGCATACGGGACAGGAACCGAAGTAATCACGAAGAACTTTAACCGCAACAAGGAGAGATACTTAGAAGGAAAGCATTTCATCTGCCTTGAAGGAAATGAATTAAAAGAGTTTAAGACGACAGGACAATTTGACCTTTCGTCAAGAATCAATAAATTATACCTCTGGACAGAAAAAGGAGCCTTCCTCCATGCCAAGTCACTGAACACCGATAAGGCGTGGGAAGTGTATGACAGGTTGGTTGATACATACTTCGAGAAAAAGCCGCAGTTACCGTCGTGGACAATAGACGACAAAATACAGATTCTTGCACAGGGTAACATCAAACTTGAAGAGAAGATTGATAAGGTCAACGAAGATTTACAGGAATTCAAAAAAGATATGCCACTTCTGGCACTGGAATGTCAGAAAATCACAAAGGCGAAGAATCAGAAAGTTGTCCCGCTACTGGGCGGCAAGGACTCTCCGGCATACAAGGATAATTCCATCCGTCAGCAGGTTTACAGCGACATTGATGCGCAGCTTCGAAGGGAATTTGGCGTGAACACTTACAAGGCAATCAAGAGAAACCAGTGTGATCTGGCGGTGAAAATCATCAATGAATATGAACTGCCAATGTATCTGAAAGACCAGATTGACAGTTCTAATGCGCAGATAAGCTTTGGTATGAACTGACAGGAGGATGCAAGTTGAAAGGAAAAACAATCATCAAATTCAAAAATGGAGGCAGGTTAGAACTTCCAGAAGGAATGTATAACATTCTGGATTTCGCCAACAGTGGTTTTTCAGAATGCTGTTGGAAAGACGGAACAGCCAGTAAAAAAGTGACGTTCCGCTGGGAAGATGTGCTCTATGTCAAAACTACAACACAGAGCACACAGGAAAATTTCTAAAAATTATTCGTTTCTGGAAGAATAGTTTTCACTATTTAATCCGCCATGATGTTCAAGAATCTCAAGAAAATTTCTACGATATTCGAAGTATTTCTGGCAGATGTGCTCGTCATCGTAGAAAAATTTTGAGGATTGAACACTAATTTTAGCAACAGCTAAATCATGAGCAATTTGTAACTTATCCATAAAAACACCTCCTTTCATAAGGAGAGTATATCACATAAAAAATCGGAGGGACATAAAAACGGTAAAAGCATTAATCCTGTCAGCTCTGATCGGCGGTATGTCACCGTACCTGCCGTTCTGGAGATTTGACAGCGCATCACAGCCGGTTGCAGTAGCAATCGTAATATCTATCTTATCATTCGTGGTTATTTACCCGGATGAAGCAAAGAAAATAGGAGGAAAAAGAAAGATGATTAATACAAGATTAGGAGAACTTACACTCAAAGGCAGTAAAAAAGAATTAATAGCTGACTTAGCTGTTATCGTTCGGGGAATCAAAGAATCTATTATGGAAGGCGAAAAAGAAACAGAGGAATCTGCAAAACAGGAGATTGACGAAGCAGTCAAAATCGGGTTAATGAATGAAGAAGAATTTCGAACTTTTCAAAAAGAAAAAATCAAAGAAGCTGCATCAGCGTTTATTGATGGTTTGCTTGGAGGGATTTTCAATGAAGATAAATGATTTTGATAAGACTGTAGATGAACTGTACCAGTTATGCAGACGGGTTCAGAAAGAAACCGGTAGAACGGTAGCATTTCATTTCGCAAACTACAAGATCGGATGCAGCCTGCACATCAATATATATAAGAAAGAATCATTAAGAGAGTTTGATATGTATAGCATTACAGAGGGCGGTTATCAGCAGGAAGAAAATGTGAAGAAAGCAACTGACCATTTAAACAAAATTTTGATGGACAACAAATGTCCGTATTGTGAGGAGGATTGTGATGGAGAAAGAAAATAAGATGGATTTCAGAGCAGAGACCGTAGCCGAGGAATACGCCGAATTAGTTGGCAGACTAAAGGCATTCAAAGCATACCTCGATTCTAGCGAGAGCGTAATCATTGACAAGAAAATTTGTATCGCTATGTTAGGTCTCGACTCAGATTAAAAGTTGGCTCCATGGGTACCGGAAATACCACACGGAGCCGCGTATCTAACTTAATTGGCTAAGTTAAATACAGGACAAGTATAACACACCTTCCTGTATTTATCAAATAAATAATTAGGAGGGCATTTTTTATGTCAAAAACACACATCCAGAACGCAGAAACATCAACACTTGCAAGCGAGATCATTTCCGACCTTGAGAAAGAAAGAAAGAAACTTAAAGTCGAAAACAAGGATCTCAGAGAAACAGTAGTAACACTCGGCTTAATGCTGACAAAAATTTTGAAAGAGGGCGATTCGGAAAATGAAAATGCGTAGCGAAAACCAGGTTCTTTTGTCCGGAGATATTCCGCAGGGATTTATCCAGACACATGAAAACCATAATGGCAGGAAGATGTATACCGGAGAAATGCACATTTTCCGAGACAACTGTATTTACGACGTTATTCCTGTAATTACCACAGAAGAAATGGTGAAAAGAGGAACTGATTTTACCGTTTCCGTGTATGGAGAAATGAGAAGCCGGAAGGACCATAAACTTACAGTAGATTATGTCACGGCGTTGGGAATAGATTATCTTGACAGACCGGAAGAAAAGGATGCAAACGAAGTATACCTGATCGGAGATGTGATTAATATTATCCCGCTGAAAGTAGTAAAAGAAGAGGGAGAAGAAAAAGTAAACTGGATTCTCGCCAGAGTTCTGTTAAGCGTTAAGAGAGCTAAGAGACGTAACGGGCACCAGAAATCAGACTGTATTTCATGCCTTGTCTGGAATGAGAATGCTGAGACCGTTAGAAACCTTGAGAAAGGGCAGAAGTTAAAGGTATTCGGAAGATTCCAGAGCCGAGAAAGATGGTGTTCAGAGAAACAGGAGAGAATCACGGAACTGGATGTATCGGTAAAGAGATTGGAGATTTTGTAATATGAAAAAAATCGAAGTAAGAGAGATTAGATTGACCGACTTTAAAGGTCAGTCGGAAAAGAAAATAGAGTTTGGACACAGAACAGTCGTTTCCGGGAAGAACGGATGCGGGAAAACCACACTGGCAGACGCTCATATGTGGGAGTTTTGCGACAAGGACTACAGCTTAAAAAGCAACCCAGATATCAGACCTGATGATGGTAGAGAATGTCTACCAAGAGTCGATATTGACCTTGTAATTGATGGAAAGCCAGCAAGCGTAGCAAAGTTCCAGAAGCGCACAGAAAGTAAACCAAAGGACGGGAAACCGGGCAAGGTTGCATTATCCAACAAATACGAAATCAACGGCGTTCCGAAAGCTGAAAGAGATTTTAAAGCCGATTTGAAAGAACGAGGGTTTGACTTTGATAATTTTCTTATGCTGTCGCATATGGAAATCTTCACAGACTTGAAAGATGCAGATGCCAGAAAGATTCTGTTTTCCATGTCAGATGGTGCCGGAAAATCAGATTTAGAGATTGCCAAGACGGTTCCAGACTGTGCCGAACTGATACCGCTTCTGGAAACCTACAAGGCAGATGAAATTAAAGCCATGAACAGTGCAACGCTGAAGAAGGCAGAGGAACAGTTAAAAGCCATTCCAAACCAGATTATCGGCATGGAGCAGTCAAAGGTTGACGCTGATGTTGCCGAATTGGAATTGCAGAAGAACGCCTTGCAGGAACAGATTTCTGACCTCGAAAAGCAGATTGCACAGGCAGGAAACGAGCGTATTAAAAAGCTCAGAGAGGAACTTCCAGGATTAGGCGTTCGGAAATATTCTTTCGAGTCAAAAGCATATGAAGAAGTCTCAACGAAAAAAACTGCAATTCAAATTAAAATCAATGAGTTGGAGTCAGAGAGGAATCTGAAAGCAGCCGAATTAAACAGAAAAACTTCCGATTTGGAGAGCTTGAGAGCACAGAAGAAAGAACTTCTCGAAAAATTACAGAACGCTAGAACACAATATCCCAAAATCAAGGATGCAGAATGGGACAACACAGTTCTGGAAAATATTGAATCTGAGACATTCAAGGATGCAGAGACTATTTGCCCGACTTGCGGTCAGAATCTTCCATCAGAGCAGATTGAGCAGTTAAAGAGCAGATTCGAGCAGAAGAAGCAGGAAAGAATCAATCAGCAGTTAAAAGCTAAGGAAGAATGGGAACAGGACAAGAAGCGTAAACTTGATGAAGTTATTCAGGCTGGTAATAAAACGTCTGCCGGAATGAAAGAAGCACATAAACAGGAAGAAATTCTCACATCTGAGATTTCCAAGTTGACAGATGAATTAGAGCAGATCATAGCTTCTTTGAATGTAGAAAACAAGAATATGGAATCTATACCAGAAAAACCAGACTTTTCAGAAAATGCTGAATATCAGCAGATTCTTACAACAATCAAAGAGAAAGAGCAGGAACTTAATTCTCTGGACGATGGCGAAGAAGCAAAGAAGCAGCTTTCAGAGCAGTTATACGGTAAGAAGCAGGAACTGGCAGCAGTTAATCAAAAAATCGGAGAAGCAAACAACAACGTCCGAATTGACGAACAGATCGAGAAGCTTCAGGAAAGCCAGAAACAGTACGCACAGAGCAAGGCTGACGCACAGATGATTCTGTATGAACTGAAATCCCTGAGCATGGCGAAGAATACAGCCCTTGAAGATGCAGTAAACCAGTATTTTGACGGAGTTAAAGTGAAGCTGTTTGATACACAGAAGAACGGCGAAGTCGTAGATGCTTGCATCTGGTACGTACAGGACAAGGACGGTAACTGGAAGAAATTAATCGGGAATGCCAATACAGCCCTCATGATGAAAGGGAAAATTGCCATTATGGATGGTTTGCAGAAGTTTTACGGCATGAGTTATCCGATATTCGTAGACTGCGCAGCAGAACTTGACAACAGCAGTCTGGCAGGTATTAAGGCAGATGCACAGTTGATATTCTTGAAAGTTGCCGAGGGGGATATGACAGTAACGGAAGTTTAATAATTATCAGAAAAGGAGAATAAAAATGGCAGAAACTTATGACATTTCAAGAGCAACAAAAGTGCAGGAAAAATATTGTGCCGAAAAAGGTTATCCGCATTTTGCGCCACAGAGCGGAAAATGTTTCAGTTGCGGACAGAATATCTATTCTGAAAAAGGACGAACAAGAAGCGGAAAAGAGTGGAATGGAATTTCTGTTGAGAGAGCATCAAAGGAATTAATTACAGGATGTCCATTTTGTAATAGAACTTATTGTGATTAATAGAAAAGGAGAATTGTTATGGCAGAAACAAAAACATTCAACACCACTCTTTCAGTATGGACAAACAGTTATGTAGACCTGATGAAAGAAGATTTGGAAACAAGAGGAATGGAGTTCGACTCTTATTCAAAAGAATGCGTGGTGTCAGCAATGGCAGCTATTTATCAGATGATTCACGAAAGCGGAACTGACATGAAATCAGTCAACACATCAAACTTAAAGTCTGTTATGCAGAAAGTAGCAGCATTAAAGCTGAACGCAAACGCACAGCCGAGAGAGTGTTATTTCCAAATCAGAAACGTAAACGTAGCAGGAAAAGGAAAACCGGCACAGTGGGAGAAGAAAATCGAATTTGCGATTGAGGGTGACGGAAACGATGCTCTTGTAAGTAGATATGGTGTCAATGTGGCTAAAGTGTTCCCGTACTGGAAAGTTAGAGAGGGCGACAAATATACACCGCCGAGACATAAGGGCGTAGAGATCACGCCGCCAGAATGGGAAGAATCTGGTGTAGGCAAAGTAGTTCGTATCGTATATCCGATTCAGTACAAGGACGGGCACATTGAATATCTTTCTTGCGAAAGAGCAGATGTACTGAAGAATCTTGCAGCGCACATCAAGAATAATCTCCAGAATGAAACGTTTGGAATTTGCGCAGACAGATATAAAGCTACAGATGCGCAGAAAGTTCAAATTGAAGCAAAGAAAAAAGAGATCATGAAAAAGGTCGCTGACATTGGAGAACTGGAAGCAATCATTGATTGTGAGGAATTAAGACCGTATATTTCACCGTCTTATTACGAAACGCAGTCCAGAGAATCAATGATTATTCGTAAGATGCGAAACAACATTATGAAGTCTATTCCTAAGAGATGGGACAATCCAGTGCAGGCTTACGAATACAACATGATGGATGCCACATACAGGGAAGTGCAGGAAGAAATCGAACAGAACGCAAATGCAGAAGAATTTATCCCAGATGAGCCAGCGGCAATTGAAGAACAGCCCAAACAGCCAACAGTCGCAGAAGTCGTAAAGACTTCCGAGAAAGAACCAGTTCCGGCAGCAGGACAGGAATCAAGCATTCCAGATTTTATGAAGCAGGAGGAAATGTAATATGGCAGCACACGAAGTATTCACAGTATTAGGTCTGATCGCATACGCCGTATTCTTTGCACTTGTGTTATATGCGATTAAGTCAAAGAAAGCAACTCCAATGTTGGTAGCACTGGTAATCTCCAGCTTCTTCAATCTGATGATTTCACTGACAAAATGATGTACTTCGACTGCATCAATTTTGATCGGTGCGACTCAGGAAAGCTTGGTAAATATATGGCTTGTATCGGGCGGTGTGAGAACTGCCCGTACTATGAGTCAGTAAAAGACTATTTCGAGAAACGGGGTGAGAACTATGAGGATTATATCCCAGAATGGAGAAATCAATCTTCCGTATGAAATGACAGCATTGATTGTTTCGGAAAATTACATACAGGCGGTATTTGCCGGAGGGATACAGCAAAGCCCATATGTGATGGCAGTTTATGAAAGCCGAGAAAAGTGTCAGAAAGCAATGGAAATGTTAAATAGAGTGTATGCAGGAATGTTTTTATCACAAAACGTTGAAATGAGTGATGACGATTACGAGGAATTTATAAAAATGGCTGCAAGAGGTTTTGATGATTCAAAAACCATGGTTAGCAGTCCAGATATGAAATTTGAACCAGCAAACATTGTATTCAGATTTCCAAAGGATTGAGAGGTATAAAAAATGAGTTATAGCAGTTTATATGGAATTGATAAGGATTACAAAGGAGAGGTTATAGAAGAGTTCGGAAATTCATGGCTGTTTGCACCTATTGTGTGGGATGTCTTGACAGAAAAATATATCCCGCCAAGTAAATTAATAAGTCATGGATTTAAGAGAAATATCATTCATGATACTTCTCTTTGGAACGAAGTAAACAATGAAATTAACAATTGTGACAATGCGGTAGACAGGATTTGCTGGGAATTTTCTGGACAACAGGTTTTCTTCACAAAAGATAAGAGCTGTGTGGCAAATGCAATAAGAGACTTTATTAAGCAAAATAATAATTATTGCAGAGACACCGAAGATAATATCCCGGTGCTGGAAAGAGAGCACATCATTGAAAGATTCGAAAAGATTGCTAGTGAAATAGAACTGTTATCGGAAGATACACCGTATTTTGTAATGAAGAACACTTCTGTTGATGACAGCGTAGAAAGATGGTTTGAAAAATACGATGATAAGCAAGATGAATATATAGAAACTGGTCTTAATCAGGTTGATGAATTTGTTACAGAATTTGTTGTGATCGAAGATGGGAAAATTGTGAATTTCATAAGCAATTTGGATTTTGAGTATTGAAAGTGAGGTGGCGAAATGTTCATGAGAGTGATAAACACAGGCAGTCAACTCGGAAACTGCTATACGCTCAAGACCGAATCCGGCGAAATCTTGCTTTTGGATTGTGGATGCAAGTATTCAGAGATTTTAAAAGGAATCTCTTACAGAATATCGGATGTTTCTGGCTGTCTGCTGACCCATGGACATGGGGATCACCTGAAATCGTTCCAGAATCTTATGCAGTCCGGTATTCAGATTTACACTAATGACGAGACGGTTGAGAGTGTAAACACAATCTCTGGAGAGCTGATGATCGGATTGCTAGAAAAGAAACCAAAGGACATAGGTTCGTTCCGGGTAACGCCGTTTTACGTCCCACACGACAAGACGCCAAACTTCGCGTACCTGATATCTCATGAAGAATGTGGACGACTGATATATGCGACAGACTTCTCATATTTGCCGTTCACATTCAAGAACATGAGAATAAATCACTTCCTTATAGAATGTAATCATCTGGACGAATCACCGGAACAAGATTCGTTTAAGTTTGAGCACTCCGTCCGGGGGCATAGCAGCTTATCTACTGTAAAAGAGATTATCCGAGTGAACAAGACCGCTTCACTCAGAACCATAACGCTATGCCACCTGTCAGAGGGATGGGGAAATCCGGAAGTGATGAAGAAGGATATACAGGACGTTGCCGGGGATGATGTTCTGGTGCAGATTGCAAGACCGGGACTGGAAGTTGATTTGAATTTATGCCCGTTTTGAAAGGAGATAATTATGGAAAAATTTGAAAATTGGAAAGAGAAAACATTAGGGATTTATGTGTATCCAATTAGTCCGGGGTGCGCATATGAAATCCACATCAACTATTGGGATATGAAAACAGATATTCTGACTGCAAATGCAAGTCTGTACATTGTTGGACGTTGGCACAACAAAGGCGGAACGAAAACAGTAGAAAGAGAATGTTTGCTTGATTTTGTGCCAGTCATGGCTTGTATTGGAAAAGCTATTGAGGATAACAAAGAAAATAACACAACTTCATAAGCAAGGGAGGAACAGCACACACAACAGACAGGAAATGGAAATCCCGGAACCATACAGGGAAAATTAAAAAAGCACCGATTATTTATCGGCACTTTTTACAAAATCTTGGAGAATGGTAATAACCAGATTATTGAAACTTCTGTTCTCCTGCTTGGCAATCTGCTCAAGTTGTTCTTTGAGCTGTATCGGGAACGTGATATTAGTTCTGGTCTTATCAGAATTGCTAGCCATATGAAATCCCTCCCTTGTTTTTAGAACATTGTAGCATTTTTGTCTATCGGTGTCAATTAGATGCCAAAGTGATACCAAAGTGATACCATTTTATCTTGCAATATAGGTGTTGAAGTGGTATCATAGTGGTGTCATAGTGGTATCAAAAATACACCAAAGAATGAATCGAGGTGATAAGTTTTTGAATAACAACTATAAAAATTTTGTAAAAGCTAAGGCGATTGAAGCTGAGAATAAAAAAAGACTGTTGAAAATCAATCCGAGACTCGACAATCAAAGCGGAATCTATTTTCTGACTAGAATTGATGAAAACGGAATCCAGTATTTTTATATCGGTCAGGCGGTTCATATAATTCAAAGAATGTGTTCACACCTCACAGGTTATCAACACATTGATCTGTCTATAAAAAAACGAGGTTTTTTCAGCGTAGATAACCCGTATGGATGGATGATTAACTTTATACATTATCCAGCGGATAAGTTGGATGAAATGGAGCAGTTTTGGATTCTGGAATATACCAAAAAGGGGTATCAATGCAGGTACAACAAAACATCTGGTAGCCAAGGCGAAGGAAAGGAGAAGATAAATGAATTTAAGCCTGCTAAAGGCTATAGGGACGGCATACAGCAAGGCAAGAAAGCCCTCGCCAGAGAGCTGTCGCATATCATAGACACGCACTTGCAAGTTTCTTTGAAGCCAGAGAAACAGAATAACAAAGTATCAATTCGGGCTTTTGAAAAATTCCAGAACTTGATTGATGAGAAAACGTACGAATAAAAAATGAAAGGAGCTTGCCTTCATGTGACGCAAGGGTGCACCGGGCTTCTTTGAAATATGAAATTAAAATGCGAAATATACAGAGACTCAATGCAAAATTACAAGAAATATGCAATTCCAAGAGCACAGCTCGTTATAGCTGATGTTCCGTATAATGTAGCGAATAATTTTTACGGGAGCAACCCTATGTGGTATGTAGGGGGGGGATAATAAAAATGGCGAAAGTAAACTAGCGGGAAAAGCTGCCTTTAATTCAGATTTTAATTTTAACTTATATGAATACTTTCACTTTTGTTCAAGAATGTTAAAAAAAGAAGATACAACACCTGTACCAAGAGGAAGAAGTAGCAATTCTCCATGCATGATTGTATTTTACTCGTTTGAACAAACACAAACATTGATTAAAGCTGCTGAAAAACATGGTTTTGTGCATTATATCCCGCTTGTTTTCATAAAAAATTACAGCCCTCAAGTATTAAAAGCGAATATGCGTGTGGTTGGAGCTACGGAATACGCATTATTGTTTTACAGAGACAGGCTTCCTAAGTTTAGGAACGGCGTTCAGACTGACGAAAACGGAAAAACAATCAGAGGTACAGGGCACATGGTTTTTAACTGGTTCGATTGGGAGAAAGATGGAAAAGATATTCCTAAAATTCATCCGGCACAAAAGCCAGTCAAACTTTTAAAAAGATTGATTGAAACGTTTACTGATCCCGGAGATGTAGTAATAGACCCATGTTGCGGAAGCGGGGCAACGTTAAGAGCTGCACATGAAATAGGAAGAAATGCTTTCGGATTTGAAATTGATAGAAATTTCTTTAAGAGAGCAAAAGAAGAAATGCTTGTTTTTGAGGAAAACAGTCAGATAAGCATAGAAGATTTTTTATAAAGGAATCGTAAAAATGGATAATTTTAGACATCGGAAACATATGGAATGGAAGCAGAACCGCCGGGATATTTATTATTTTATTTTGAAATACTCAAAATCGCATAAAGGCACACCGACGACAAGAATTATATCTGATGAACTGGAATTTATCATGACAGCCGTTCAAAGACACCTGAGACAGTTCGAAGAAGATGGATTGATCGTATTTCACGGAACCGGTTCGCACAGGACATATGAACTAATAGGAGTAAAGAAGCATGAAACTGTATGACGTATACGACGGTTCAAAGTATATCGGGGAGCTGACGCTTGCTGAAATATCAGAATTGACAGGAAAGACAAGAAGCCAGATATCGCAGGCAATCAGCGGGGCATATGACATTAACGGAAGATATGCGGTCATATATGATGGGCAACAAACAATCGCATACTCAAACAAGAATGATCGCAGGATGTTGATGGAATTTGACATTCTGACTCAGAAGATAAGGAGGGCTGTTGGTTGGGGAAGTTGAAAATTAAAAAATCAAAGAATCAAAGAAGCTTAATCCCGGCGCCACTTAACATAACTGGCTTTACAATGGAGCAGGCTTCCAGACAGACTGGCGTAAGAATCGAATCTCTTAAAGCGTATTTGGATTCAAAAGAACAGGAAATTAGAGAACAGCTTATCAAAGAATCACAGGAAAAGCTGTGGAAAGCAGAAGATTATATTGCCGTGGCAAATATTTTAATTTCTGTTATTGCAATCAAGAAAACATGGGGATTCAAGAAAGCAAACCAGAATTTCATTGATAAGATTACCGAAGCCGAAAGATATGTTGAGGAAATCGGCGTTGAAGCAGCATACAAGGAAATTAAGGAAGAAATGGGTTTGCAGATTGAATTTGATTCTTTTGATATTAACAAGGAATTTGGATTCGGAGAGTATGAGGAGAAAGGATGAAAGCAATAGATGTAATCAGAGAGCAAGTAGAACAAGGCGTAATTTACGTAGAAAAAAACGGGGAATTTTGGAAAATAGCAAATAAAACAAATGACCCTTTTAAAATAATTCCCATAAAGCCGAAACGAATGGAAGTAAGACTAAAATCTGGATACTTAGGAATAGTTGTATGGAAAGATGGGAAACAGTATTTGATGCTTGCACACAGAGCAATGTGGGAACTTTTCGTTGATAAAATACCAGATAAAATGGACATAAATCATAAGAACGGAAACAAGCAGGATAATAGACTGGAAAATTTAGAGATAGTAACTAGAAGCCAAAATTTGAGACATGCAATAAATACAGGACTTAAAATATACAGCAATTATCCTAAACAATACTCAGAGAAAGCAAAACAACTTCGGAATACAGGAATGTCGTTTTCAAAAATAGGTGAGACTTTGGGAATATCTCAAACAACTGCGTTTAAAGCAGTAAAGTTTAAATCGTGAACAGCGTTGTGCCGGTTATGGCAGAAGCACTTGTAAAAGCTAATTGCCCGTATCTGAAAGTCGGAGAGCGTAAAGCCGCACCGATGATTTATATGCAGAATAACGGACAGGTAGCGTTTGGTTAAATGAAAGTAGGGCAAGAAATGGACATTAAGTTAAAAGAAATCAACAGAGACGATTTAAAGGTAGGAGATACCGTTGGAATCGCCAGAACGGTGAATTGCGGGTGGTTATCGACGTTCCGACATAGAAAAATTATTCCGGTTAAGATTACAAGAATCACTCCAAAAAGAACCAAGATCGAAACAGATATATATGAAGAACATGGAAAAGGCGAAAAGTTTTACGAATACGATGAAAATGCCAGAAAAGAAAATGAACTTGCGGAGAAGTTTGTTCTGGTAAAAGATATGGAGTTTGAGCTTAATCAGTTTGAAAACAAATATGGGCTGAAATGGATGGACGACGAAGATATTCTTGAGATGGCTGATTACGTAGAAAAGATAATGAAAATTTTAGGCAAATACAGAAAGGAATAACACTTATCCTCGTGAAACGAGGTTCCACCTAATCAGAATAGGTTGGGTAAAATTTGATAAATGCTAGACTGGAATGCCTTGGTTCTCCTGCGTAGTGCAGAACAGACTAATGGTCAGAGGTAATAACTCCCAAGGCTATAAAACAGATTGTAAAATTGCCATACGGATATTTGTAGTATGGCGTGTGAAAGAATTAATTGAAAAATCCATAGATAGGTTGAAATTGGCAAGCGATATTTCACTGAAACATTATAACAAACCACTTGTATGCGAGTATTCCGGCGGAAAGGATTCGGACGTACTTCTGGAACTATTCAGAATATCCAGAATCCCGTTCGAAGTTCATAATTCACATACCACTGTTGACGCACCGCAGACAGTAAGGCATATCAAAAATGTGTTTTCCGAATTGGCAGAAAAAGGTATTAAATGCGAGATCGACTATCATGTGCAGGAAAACAACAACCGTCTTACAATGTGGAATCTCATTCCCAGAAAGCTGATGCCACCTACCAGAATCGTTCGGTATTGCTGCTCAGAACTGAAAGAGGGCGGTAATCCAAACAGAATGATTGCAACAGGCGTCAGATGGGATGAAAGCAACAAGAGAAGTAGCAGAAGCCCATTTGAAGTATTAGGGCAGACGGCAAGCAAAAGCATTGGCGTTTCTGACGAGAAAATGCTTATCACAGACAATGGCGATACTCGAAGGTTGTTTGAAAATTGCCAGATGAAAGCAAAGACGGTAGTCAATCCAATCATTGATTGGACAGATCAGAATATCTGGCAGTTCATTGGTGAGAAAGATGTTCAGGTATGCGAACTGTATCGATGTGGATATGACAGGCTAGGCTGCTTAGGATGCCCGCTTGCATCAAAGAGCCAGAGGGAAAAGGAAATGCATGATTTCCCTAAGTATAAGCAAGCGTACATACATTCTTTTGGCAGAATGCTCCAGGAACGCCGCAGACGTGGAAAAGATACGAAGTGGAGCTGTGGCGAAGAAGTCTATCTATGGTGGATGCAAGACAACAATATCGTTGGTCAGATGGAGTTGTCTGATTTTATTGAATATTGAGAAATCATGGAGGACTGCACAATAGCGTGCCAGTTGCTTACATGGGGAAAGTGAGGTAAGTAATGAATATTGATAAAGCAAAATTGAAGTTAGGAACTTGGTACGAGGATGAAAACGGAAATGTGATTAATCAAAAAGAAGATTTAATGTGTAAAACACCGGAAAAGGCGAGAACGTATCATTCTTGTTTCCCACTGCAAATAACGGAAAGCATTTATGCGGTACATAGCAAATCTCAAAAGGAAACGTGCAAACACAAAAGAAAATATTGGAAAAAGGATACAGGTCTGATAAAGGGATTAAAAGGCCATATATGCACTAATTGCGGGTGTAGTCAAACAAGAAAGTGGTGGCAACCATGGGGAAGAAAATGGGATTATGGAACGGGTACTACACCACTTATTGACTTACATACAAGTATTGGAGGCGGAAATCAAGATGTCATAATGGCAATGGTAAACAGCGGAGATTATACACTACAGGAAGCACTTGTTGTTTATTCTACGGCCTGTGAAAGATGTATGAATGTACTTGCATACAAGTATTTGAATGGAGCGGATGGATATGAAGAATATTCAGACGAGTGGGAAAAATGCAATACTGAATGCGATTTTTGCAAGATTAAGGAGGACGCAAAATGTTAATCAGAAGTCAGAATAAAGAAGTTTTAGTTGCTTTTGAAAATTTACTTAATATCGAAGTTTCGGGTGGAGTAATAAGCGCAAGAAGAGATATGGGATGGTGTTGCTTACTCGGAGAATATTCCACCAAAGCAAAAGCCATGAAAGTACTGGATATGATTCAGGAAGCCTATGTAAATGGACATATTGATTATCAGATGCCAGCAGATAGTGAGGTGGTTGTATGATTGCATTCTTATTAGGATTCACCCTTGGAACCATATTCGGAGTGACTGGCCTTGTATGTGTAGCGATTATGTACGACAAGCACCACCCAGACGATTAGAAAGGAGAGGCAAATGGAAGTTTTAAAAGCGGCTTTTATGACTGGAGTAGCAATCTACATCTGGTGTCTTGTATGGCGTAGATTAGAGTTGATGATTTACAGTGAAATCCAGCCAAGAAAAATTGATGATATTATGACAGGTATCTTTGGAATAACACTTTTTATAGCATTGTTGAAATGAGGTGAGATTGTGCTGACAAGGAATAAAAAGCTGAAAGATTACGGTATTCCAGTAGAGGACATTGAAAAACTGAATGCGATGTTGAAAGACTTCCCGGCAGAGTACGGATACCTGCTTACCAGTGCTGCCTTGTCAGCTTGTCCGAAAAACACGGTGATAGCGGATATGGTTAT